TGTTCAACTCTGCCAAGTGAAGGGCAGCAAAGAAGCGAGGGCCTATGGAGTTCAGGCTGTATTCTCTCGGCTACAGGTCCATGCCCCGGTAAAAGATTGGTCGGAGATGGTTTTGGAAGAAATGGAGTTTTTCCCCTACCATCGCTTCCGTGACATTACCGATTCAGCTACTCAGGCCATCAAATATCTGCGAGACGCAGGCCTACTGAACACGGATGCCGAATCGAAGGCGCAAGAGATTGAAGAACAGAGTGAATGGCTACGGCGGCACAAGAAGGGCGGCGTGGCGGAGAGGTATTTCGGATGAAGTTTGGAGAGCCTTGGTCTATCGCACGGGAGCGTCATCGCTTGATGGGGGATGACGAATGGCGGGGTTGGTTTGCGTGGCGTCCGGTTCATCTCCGAAATGGAGAATGGGTATGGCTAGAGAATGTCGAATTTAATCGGCCAATGAGTTACAATCTACCAACCTATAGGCAAGCACCATGTCCCTCGACCCTGAAGAAATCATCGAACTGATCGAGATGCACGGCCGGACGATTCTCGATGCGTCCCTGTGCGAGGACTGCCGTACACGCCGGACAAGGACATGATGCTGAAGAAGCTGGATCGGATGCGGGAGTTGATTGCGATGCTGCCGGACCATGCGGATTTGGCCGGGACAGAGGCGAGGACGATGCAATGAGCCAAGTACTAGGGTTTGCAGGCATTGCGTTATTGTTGGCCCTATTCTTGTGGGCCACGTTCCGTTCTAGGCCGGGAGACGGCCCTCACGATAGTGGAATTGGGGGATCATTGTAGGATGAATGATGTTTATGTCCTGTGGTGGCAATACCGAGATAAATCATCTGCGGGCGTGCTGCGAGCATACGCTGATCGTCAGCGCGCCCAAGAAGACTTGGACCTTATCGAGGACACTGGTGATAAGCAGTATTTTATTGAAAGCCTGCCAGTCTACTATAAGGGCACTCTGAGCACGCGGCCATAGATGGAGAACGACCATGAGCAACAACCGATATTGGGACAGCGAGTTAGCTGAGTGGGTTTACGAGAGCGACGTTGATGCGGCCCGTGACGCGACCACTCTGGCAATTGATGAATTCTATAACGGCGACAAAGAGTGGGCCACGCGTTGGATGCTGCGCGCCTTGGCAGCCAATAAGCCAATCCCTATGGATGCCGTTCTGGATGATGCTCTAGAGCCCTCCAAGTTCCTGCTCACTCTGGGAAAGCGTGGGTGACCGCATGACAAAAAACCCAAAGTGCGAAATATGCAAATGTCAATTTGGCCCCACCGATACTGTATTCGAGGATAATTGGGCCAAGAAGATGTACTGCGCTCAATGTTTTGAGGAAAACATTGCAGAGTTTGATAAGGAAAAACCTCCAGCAATGGATTCCTGACATGATTTGGCTTAGAGATTTGTGGCGAGGATGGTCCGATGAGGATTTATCAAGCGTCCTCACCAAGGTCCAAACTCATGGGCTCAGTCCCGGGGCCATATTCCCGGTGACGTATCGAGAGTTACGGGCGTACCACGACTACATTCGATTGCCCGAGGTGAGGACTGCGCATTGATCCGCGCTGCCGTTGCCTTCGTGATAGCATTTACGCTCATGTGGGGCATAATGGGGACATTCGAGGTGATGAAATGATCACGTCTCGCCGGTCGTTCTTAGTGGGTCTTGGCGCACTGATTGCTGCGCCTGCTATCGTGCGCGCAGAACTGATTATGCCGGTCAAGCAGATGCTTATTCTGCCGCCGAAGATTAGCGATGTGCTGCCGCCCATTGAGGGTTACGCGCGGGTCGCTGGTTTATACATGTCAAATGACAGCGCTAAGCTGGCGGATTATGGCTCCAAGGGATGGGAATTCACCGAGCATGAATTCAACGGCGACTACCGGCCTAGCCGCGCTATTGTGATCGGACGAAATGGCGAGCAACTGCAACGCAGACCGTATGGGATAGTAACATGACCAAGCCGACCCTAATCCAGCCGCCCAAGCCGCTATCCGAAGAACAGATCGGCATTGTCGATATGATCAAGGAACTGCTGGCGCTGTGCCTTGAGGGTAAGATCACCACGATCGGGATCGTGGGTTGCCGGGAGGATGGGTTCTTCTCCGCGATGCGCGGCCGGCAGGCTGCGGACCTGAACCTGGCGTGCGACGAGTTGAAGAAGCGCATTCTGGACGAGGTATTGGGCTCGACGGCGGAGCGGCAGTCGCGGCGGTCGTCGATACTGAGGAATTGAGCCATGGCGGACACTATCGTGGAAGGTGAGATCAAAGCGTTCGTTAAGGAGCGCGATCAAATGCTTCTGGCTTGCGACGTGGATCGCATGATGGCATTTCACGCCAAGCACAACCCTGATAGCCCGGGATTTTCTTCCCGAGAAGTGGCTGAAACCGCACTGCACAAGGCGCGCACTGGTGTGCTTACGCTTCCCATGGAAGAACGGTTGAAGTCAAAGCGGTGGCTGCGCGAACGCGGATACTCCTCGATGGATGACGGCGACTTGGTGGACGCATGACCCACTGGCGCCGCCCCGAGCCCGTAGTCCCCAACTGGTGGGTATTCGTTCTCACGATAGGGCTTGGCCTTGCGCTGGCGGCTTTGGGGTGGATGACGAGCTAGGTAGCAATCTGGCCCGATGTGCGCTAGGTATTGTGCCTTCAAGGGCGAGAGCGGCTAAATGGCAGGCCAAGAGGGACCGCTGCGGGTTGAGGTTGGCGACAGCGCCGACCAGACAATTTTGGTCGACCCCGACACCGGCACTGTGACGGAACAGCAGCCAGACGGCGGTGTAATCGTCCATCTAGACGCCCACCGCCCCAAGTCCGACGATGACGGCGATGAGTGGTTTGAGAACCTCGCCGACCAGCTAGACCATATCCGCCTATCCGCAATCACGAATGACCTCGTTGAGGCGATCAAGGCCGACGACGCATCCCGTTCGGGATGGCTCCAAGATACCGCTGAGAGCCTTACGCAGATGGCACTCAAACTGGAGAAGCCGGATACTGCCGCGTCCTCATCATCCTCTGAGGGCCCGGTAATGAGCAGGGTGCGCAATCCTATCTTGCTTGACGCGTGTTTAAGGGGTTGGGCCAATGCCGAGGCGGAACTTTTGCCTGCCAATGGCCCGGTCAAGGTCAAGTCGGACGGTAGGGAGACCAAGGGTGAGGATGAGCAGGCCGATAGGCTTGAGCGGGCTGTAAACCGATACCTCACTACGACGGCGACAGAATATTACCCTGAGACCTCCCACATGCTGCTGTGGGGTACCTATTTGCGGGGTTCTGGGTTCAAGAAGATTTATCGCTGCCCTCGTCGGCGCCGCCCGGTTTCGGAAAAGGTCGACGGCAAGGACTTGATCGTCTCGGATACCGCCACGGACCTGAAGTCATGTGGGCGGATTACCCACGAGATTACGATGCGGCCGTCGATCTACAAGATCATGGTTATGCTCGGGGCCTACCGTAAGACGGCGGCTATCCCGCCCAATCCGGAACCGAACGTCGTTGATTCTAAGATTGCTGGCATCCAAGGCACGCAGCCCGTTCCAGAGCGGCCTGAGGACAAGCCCTATACGCTGTGGGAAACCCAGTGCGAACTCGACCTCGACGAATTCATCCCGGCGGGGTCGAAATACAAGGGTGAGGGCATCCCGCTTCCGTACCTCGTGACGATGGACAAAGATAACGAACAAATCCTAGCAATTAGAAGGGATTGGGACGAGGACGACAAGCACTGCATCCGCAAGCGGATGTATGTCCGCTACCCCTATGTGCCGGGTCCGGGATTTTATGGGACTGGCATGTACGGCATTCTAGGCAATGCCACGTTGGCAATGACTGCGGCTTGGCGCCTAGGTCTGGATTCCGCAATGATGGCATCCCACCCCAGCGGATTGATAGCCAAACTGGGCGGTCGGCAGATCAACACTGATTTCCAGACGGCGGCGGGGGAATTCAAAGCCATCGAAACCAACGGCATGCCGATTAACCAGATAGTGATGCCAAATCCGTTCCATGACGCCACCCCGGGCCTCATGACGATGATGGACAAGATAACGGAGCAGACCAAATCACTGGCCCAGGCTGCGGAGATACCGGCCGGAGAAGGGCTGCAGAACGTTCCAGTCGGGACCATGCTGGCGCAGATCGAGCAGGCCACGAAGGTCATGGCCGCGGCGCACAAGGGCATGCACGTTGCCCAGAGCGAGGAAATACAGTTACTCGTCGACCTGTTCCGGCTGAACCCGAAAGACTTGCTGGAATCTGACGATGGCGATTTGGGCGGTTGGGATGACGCCAAACTGCTTGAGGCATTGAAGAACGTCAAGCTGGTTCCGGTCTCTGATCCGAACGTGCCGAGCCATATCCATCGCATTTCCAAGGCGTTGGCGATGGTTGAGATCATCAAAATACCGGAGTTCAAAGCGCGGACGGATTTGGATCAGGCGTACCGTATTGTGCTTGAGGCTGTCCGGATTGACCCGGCAGGGCTGCAGATACCGGCCCCGCCGGTGCAGGGCGGGGACCCGATGGCGGATGCCAAGAAGGCGGACGCTGCTGCGAAGATGAAGGGTGCCGAGGCGAAGATTACGGAGGCTGGCATCAAGGCCAAAGCCCAAGAAGCTGACTTGGCGACCCAGCATCGCACGGCCGAGCTCGACGTGGTTAAAGAGGTGTTAATACATTCCAACGACGAAAAGAAGGTTCAGGCCGACCTCGCAGAGACCAACGCCAATCTGGCGATGAAGGGTCGCGAGATCGCGCACAAGGAAAGAACGGCGGATCGAGACCACTCTCTGGAAGTTGCCAAAGCCGGGGTTGCGGCGCATAATTCAGACCGAGAGCATGCGCTAGGCGTGAGCGATCATGTACTGGCGGCGCAGACGGCGGCGCATAGCGCGGCGGTCCAGACGCACGAGGTGCTTCATCCGCCGAAGCCTGCAGCGCCAGCGAAGCCGAAGGGGAAGAAATGAGCTTCATTGATCATTTGGGAGAGGCCCAAAGGCTTGCCGGCAACCGCGTCGGCACATCAAGCGGCGACTTCAACACGGCCGGTGTGGAAGTTTCGTTGCCCTTGTGGGTAGTTTACGGACTGATCAACGAAATCGAAATGCTGCGCCGCGACGAAAATGGCCAGTCCTTCCGCGACATCAAGCAGGAGATCAAGAATGGCCCATCCGTATAAGGCCGCAGCCCACCGCAATGACCCAAAATGGGTTAAGAACCTGAACCCTCTCGTCGAGAAGGCGAAGAAGGACGACGTCGACGCGGTCATTCGCAACTACGGCGGGGACAAATCCGCCACCATGCAGGCAGCTCGCTACGAGCGGCCCAAGAATCAGGATTGATCGCCATGTCGCACGAATTCAACGAGCATCGTTCGAACAAGGTCATGCGGAACCGAGTGGCCCAGATCACCAGCGGCTACACCATGGGTGATACGGTCAAGGCCGCGCATCCGTCCGGTGTGAAGCGTGCCGCGGGCGGGGCCGTGAAGGGTGTAGCGCAGCGCGCCGACGGCGGTTCCGTGAAGCCCCGGGCCGACAAGGTCAGCCGCGCCAAGGGCGGGCGCGTCAAGGGCACCACCGTCAACGTGATTGTCTCCCCGAAGGATACGCCGGCCGCGCCCCCGATGGCTGCGATGCCGCCCCCGATGCCGCCCAAGCCACCCATGCCGTTGGCGAACCCTCCTCCGGCTATGGGACCAGCCCCAGGTTTGGGCGGCATGCCTCCAATGCCTCCGCGGTCTGACGGCGGTCGGGCGTACAAGCGTGGCGGCGCCGTGAAGTCGATGAAGAAGTCGAAGTCGCTCAAGATGAGCGGCGAGAAGCACAAACGGGCGTCCGGCGGAGCCGTCGATGGCGCTGGCGTCAAGGGCAAGACCGGCATTGGCGACCGCACGCAAATCCAGCATTCTGGCAACAAGTCGGACACGCAGAACATCGGCCGCAAGGCTGTCATCACCAAGGCCACCGGCGGAGCCATCTACGCAGACGGCAAGCCGGGCAAGCAGATGGCATGGCTGAAGGGTGTCGGCGCTGGCGGCGGCGAGGGCCGGCTGAAGAAGGCAGCGCACGCCAAATGAGTGGGTTGAATATCTACGCCCTTGATTCGCCGCAGGCTGCGAGAACGATCAAGGCAAAGTTGGAGAAGCGACGAACCGAACTTGAGGGCTTCATAGTAGCCGGTGAAGTCGCAGACTGGCCAGATTACCAACGCCGCGTTGGCGTTCTTCAGGGAATCGATGAGGCGTTGCGCGTGTGCGACGATCTCGAGAAGGAGGCAGAGACGAGACGATGAGAGTAAATTTACGGCAGCTCGCTGAAGCGGCTGCACATAATCCTGCCGAGCCACTGCTGGCTGCCGCGGGAGATTTGAGCGACTATGAGATATTTCACAATCTCGTGCTAGTCGCGACGTATGTTGCGCCGCCCCGAATGATGAAGGGGCCGAACGGCGAACCTATTCCGTTCCACACGTCGGACAACACGATGGCGGAAGACCGCTTTCAGGGCAAAGTCGGCCTTGTTCTAAAGGTCGGCCCTACCGCATTCCATGACGATACCGTGGCCAAGTTTGGCGGAGTATCGGTCCAGCCCAGCGATTGGGTGGTCTACCGCCCCTCCGATGGTCATGAGCTATTCATCCGCGACCGCCGAAAGCTCAACGAAGGCCTATCCTGTCGGTTGATTGAGGACGTATTCATTCGCGGGCGGGTGAAAGACCCGTCGCTGGTTTATTGAGGGCATCATGCGGATATTTCAGCATTCACAAGGCTATCTGGTAGCGTTTGGCTTTGACATGGTTAGCCGGAAGCCAATGCCGCGCCGTATTTGTTGGAGCGACCCAAGCGGCGATTGGGACATGAGAACCGACAATCATGCTGGTTGGTGTGATTTGTCGTTCACCGTCAATCCGGAATTCATCCGCGAGAATGCTGGTCGGATAGTTGCCTACCAGCCCGGGAAATGCGTCGAGATGACGCTGGTTGACGGCCCATTCATCTGGAATTTCACGACGCTGCAAAGCGACACCACTCTCGCAGCTGTCGCATAGGGGGGTAACATCATGGCTGACGAGGCAGAACTCGAAATCAAGATCATCCCGGATGAGGAAGCAAACGTCGAAGCCGCGCAGGCGGCGGACGAGAAGGTTACGAAAAAGGCCGAAATCACAACTGAGGTCAAAGACCCTGCAATGCAGGAACTCATGGCCCAGTACAAAGACCTTGAGGGCCGGGAGGCTGAGAAGGATCGCCGCCTTGCGGAAGCGGAGCGGGAGAAAGAACGCCTCCGCGTCGAGGCCGAAGGTGCGAAGAAGCAAGTTGCCAACAGCCATCTCGACACCGTCACCACGGCGCTGAATTCGGCCAAGTCGGATGCGGAGCAGGCCAAGCGGGACATCCGGGTCGCCAAGGACGCTGGCGATATCGATGCCGAGATCGAGGCGCAGGACCGGCTGGCACAGGCGAGGGCCGACGAGCGGCGGCTCGACGAGGCCAGAAGCGACCTTGAGGCGCGTGCCAAGGCCCCGCCGAAGCGTCAGGCGCCGCCCACCGATCCAGTGGAGGCTTACGTGCAAGGCCGCACAGCGCCGACGGCTAGCTGGCTGAGGGCCCATCCGGAGTTCATCACGGATACGCGCAAGCAGGCCAAACTTACCGCAGCGCACTATGATGCGGAGGGGGACGGGTTGGTCGCGGACACGCCGGCGTATTTTGCCCATGTTGAGAAATTTCTGGGGATAGGTGGGGAGGCGGTTACCAAGGCCGCCCCGACTGAGGCCGCGCAAGTCGAGCCGGCCAAACAACGAAAGGGGGCACCGGTGGCACCAGGGAGCGCGGTATCGAATAACGGAGCCGGCAGCGGCGCTACGCCGGTCATGCTGACCCGAGGGGAGGCCGCCGCGGCACAGGACGGTACCCACGTATGGAACTACGATGATCCGAAAGGCAAGTTCAAGAAAAACGACCCGATCGGCATTCAGGAGTTTGCCCGCCGCAAGGTCGCGATGCAAAAGCAGGGCCTGTACGATAAATCGTACTCGGAAGTGTGATCATGGCTAAACCTCTAGTCCATCTGGACCCCTACGAAATCCCGGCGCACCTGATCCCGCCGGGGATTATCTATCAGTGGGTAGCCAAGAAGTCCGGCAGCCGGATTGATCCTCAGTATCAGGCTATGGTTGAGGCCGGATGGGGCGAAGTGCCATACCAGCGGCTTGAGGACCACTATCGCGGGCGTTATCGCGGCGAAGGGACTGAAATTCAGATCGGCGGCGAAGTTCTTATGGAACGGGCCAAAGAGATGTCGGTGGTGGCGCGTGACAAGGAAATTGACAAGGCGCTAGTAAATGCAGGTACAGGGCGTACTGCGTCGGTCAATCTTGTGCAGCATGTGAGATTGTCGGCATCGGAGCTCAACACGGCGGCATCCATCAAGCTAAGTAGCCCGGAATACGTCGCGCGCAGGATGAAGATGATCGCAGAAGGTGCGGATGACTCACTCATTCGCGGCTGGAAAGGCTCGTTCATGTTTATCCGGCCGCCGACAAAGCGAGTGGTGCGGCATCGTTGGCTTGGCTGGCTGTTCAATTTGATCTCCAAGGAAACAACGGAGCATTTCGATGACTGAAGAAATCCAGAAGGTAGACCGCCGCACGCGCGAGTACCGCCAGCAGAAGGCAGCGCAGGCGGCTCCGCCCGTCCCCCCGGCTGATGTCCGGATGGATATTGACGGCGGCGAACCCGCCCCTGCGGCATCGCCCACCCGCACACAGACCCGCGTATCGGCCCGGACCACGCCGGATGGTCGCTTGGAGGTCACCGGCCGCAACGGCGAGGTGCTGTCGCGCACCCGGACGTATGTTGGCGACATCTTCGAGATACCGAAAGAACTGATGGAGCCAGGTTGGAGCCTTCAGTGGAACGCCGTGAGCATCGCGGGCAATTCTGACATCATCCTCGACCAGAATCACATGATGCACCAGAACGGCTGGCGGCCCGTGCCGGCCGAGCGGTTTGCCGGCAAGCTGGTGCCGAAGGGCTCGACCGGGCCGATCATCCGTGGGCAGCAGATGCTGATGGAACGTCCGCAGTCGATGACGGATGAGGCAAATCGAGAGGATCAGAAAAACGCGCGAGAGCTCATATCGGCGCGTAATGAATCCTTGAAACTTACCAAGGTAAGGGATCAGTTGCCCGACGGCATGGAAATGGCTGGCAAATACATAGGCACGGGCGGCGGGATGCGCCTCTCGATAGACAAGAGCCTTGACGTTCTTGCCGTTAATCGGGAAGCTGGAAACTACAAACTGGATGAATAAGGCGAGGCCCGTCTGCGTAAACAGGCGGACCTCTAACCACAACCGAATGAGGGTTCGGAAATGGCTACCGATAAAGTTATATCCCGAAAGGATGCGATGCAAAGGGGGCTTCGCCTGTACTTCACTGGCAAGCCATGCAAGCGAGGCCATGTCGCACATAGGGACGTTCCTGGTCGCGGGTGTGTGGTTTGCTCAGCGGAGCGAGCGGCATCTGACGCCGCAAAGAAAAGAAGCAAAGAATACAACTCCCGACCAGATATTAAAGAGGCAAGAAAGCGGTACAACAAGAAGTACCATGCTGAGCGAGTTTGGACGGAAGAACATCGCGTTAAAGCATTGGCAGCGACCAATAAATGGCGAAAAAACAATTTAGAAAAGGCTCGTGAGTTAGACCGCCAGTATGCGGCGAAGCGCGCGGATCAGCGTAGGGCCTACAATCGAGAGTATGCCAAGAGGAATGCAGAAAAACTCGCCACCAAAGAAAGAAATAAGCGAGCAATAAAACTTCGCAACGGCGGGCGGCATACTAAGGAAGATATAGCAGAAATCCTTCTTATGCAGCGCGGCAAGTGTGCTTATTGTCGTGTCAAACTCGGCAAAAAATATCACGTCGACCACATCATCCCATCTGTCAAAGGTGGCAGTAATGGTCGAGAGAACCTTCAAATTCTCTGCGCCTTGTGTAACCACAAGAAACACGCGCGAGACCCCGTTGAGTTTGCGCAGTCATTGGGATTTCTGCTATGAGATTAGTCGTAAGTTTAGCAACGAGAGGCAGACCGGATCGCCTCGTCGACACTATAACCAAATCGTATGCGAACTGGACCGATCCCAACACGGTGATGCAGGTTCAATTGGATGCGGATGATCCTACGCTGGATGAAGCGAAGGCAAAATTGAATGACCTCCCTTGCGTTCTGGATAATCGAGTTCTTCTCAACGTCCAAGAGCGAGAAACAACAATTGCAGCCAAGTGGAACCGGGCTCTTGACGTACCCGGCGACGTCTACCTTGTCGCAGCCGATGACGATCCCTATTGCAGTCCGGGATACGACACCAAGATCATAGAGGCCGCCAAGCGGTTCCCTGACGGCATCGGCATGGTTTACGGCCACCTCGCCAACCTGTCGTTCTCCGGTGCCGTAGCCCCCACCAGCAAGTTCTGCGAGCTGATGGGCGGCAAGATATTCCCCGAGTATTTCCCATACTGGTTTGTCGACCACTGGACCGACGACGTTGCGCGAATCATTGGCCGGCTGTCGTTTGCTGCGGTCAAGACGGACCAATCGCGCCCGGGTGTGACGCAGGAGATGCGGGAGCCTGGGTGGTGGGCTACGTGGTTTGACGCGGCTTACTTGATGCGGCGCAAGCAGGCGCATGATATCATCAACAGTCCCGATTTTGTGGACGAGTCATGGCACAAGCAGTTACTGCTGACTCACCATCCGCTGATCGAAGTCCGTTCGCGCATGATCAACCAGAACGTCCGCCAGCAGAACGCGCAGCTATCGCAGTGGGCGGGCAATTTGAAGCCTGACGAGCGGTACAACCGGATTAAGCAGCGGGCGATTGATATGGTGCCGTCGTTGCTGAACGACTACGGGATGCCTGCGCAAGAGCAGGATATGTTCGCCCGCGCGCTGTTGGGCAAGACGCTGGAGAGGGCGGCATGAGGAAAGAGCTTCCAACCAAGCTAGAAGACGGCCGCGTTACTTACGGCCCACTAGCCAGCCGCAAATCAGATGGCGCGTATGGTGGGTTTTTTGTTCAAGGACCATGCGGCGCAAGACTCAAAATCATTGCAAGCGGCGGCGATCCTGATGATATCGAATCTCAGGGTTGGGAGCATGTTTCAGTCTCGACCGAGAGACGGCCGCCGAACTGGCAGGAAATGTGTTTCGTTAAAGACCTATTTTGGTCTGAGGATGAGTGCGCTATCCAATATCATCCACCCAAATCAGAATACGTGAACAATCATCCTTACTGCCTGCATTTGTGGAGCAGGAGAGACGGAACGATTCCTATGCCGCCATCGATCCTAGTTGGCGTAAAAAGCCGTGGAGTTCTTTCTGAGGCGGAAGCCAAATATTTGCGCCAGCAAATGGGACTATGATGGACGCGGTTACAGCAGCGGCAGTGCAGGTCCAATGGGATGGAAAGCCAAAAACCATTGTGCTGTGCCATGGGTGCTGGGACTTGTGCCACCTCGGGCACATCCGCCATTTGCAGGAAGCCAAAGCGCTTGGCGGGGCGAATGCCTACCTGATCGTATCGGTCACGGCGGACAAGTGGGTCAACAAGGGCGTAGGCCGTCCGCACTTCAGCCATGAGCAGCGGGCGGAAGCATTGCGAGCTCTGGAGTGCGTGGACGAGGTGTTTATCAATCACGACGAGGGATGCTGGGAACTAATCCGCAAGATCAAGCCCGCGTTCTACGTCAAGGGTGTGGACTACGTCGGGGTATCGACTGAGGGCTTGGAGAAAGAGCGGCAGGCCATAGTTGAGGTCGGCGGCGAACTCCGGTTCACGCATTCAAGGAAGTGGTCATCCTCGCAGTTGCTCAACACGGAGCGGTTCTCCGACGAGATTTGCGCCTACCTGGAGACGATGAAGGCTGCGGACGCCAAGGGCCGGATATTTGAGGCCTTCGATAAGGCGGACAAGAAGCAAATCCTGTTCGTTGGCGAGCAGATCGAGGATGTGTATCGGTACGTCCAAGGGCTCGGCCGAGCGTCGAAGGAGTTGATGCTGGCGACGGTCGAGACCGGCCACGAGACGTTCTCTGGCGGAATTACAGCGTCCCAACTACATGGCGAGTGGCGCAACACCAACGTCGTGACGGGCTCATATCCAATCACCAAGACGCGCTACGTCGATTCGGACTTCAACAAGAAGCTGTTTGATGTCTATTCGGCGCGCGAGATCAGCATGACGGCATGGGAGAGGGCCGAGTTTAGGGACCGCTTGACGGATGCTATTGGCCTCCATGACGTTGTGATCGTGAACGATTTCGGCCACGGTTTGATCGGGGATATTGAGCGGAACGCCTTGCAGAACACGGGGTTTTTGGCGGTGAACTGCCAGACCAACGCTGGCAATTACGGGTTCAATCTCATCACCAAGTACCCGAAAGCGCACTATGTCTGCATTGACGACCCAGAGGCGCGGCTGGCGGCCGGGATGCAGCGGGAGCCCATCTCGAGCGTGGCGTTCTCGCTATCGCAGCGGATGGCCTGCAAGCGGTTCCTGATCACCCATGGCCGGTACGGGTCGGACTGGTTCCACCAGAACTCGTCATTCCAGGTTGGCCGCGCGCCAGCGCTGGCTCAAGGCGGGGTGGATACGATGGGCGCGGGGGATGCAGTGATGGCCGTTACCGCGCCATTGGTCGCCGCGGGGCTCGACATGCAGTCCGTGGCGCTGGTTGGCAACATCGTGGGGGCGATCAAAGTGTCAATCCTTGGCCACCGTCGGCACGTTGGGCGGCAGGAGATTATTCAGACGGTGGAGGCCCTACTCGCATGACAGATTTGACGGAAGAATCTCTATCGGAACTGATGAAAGCTATTCGTGCCGAGTGGGTGATTAAGCCCATTCAATTGGTAGTCACGCAAGAAGGTATAGCGCGGATGCGCGCACTCTGCGCTGACGACCCAGAATTTAAGAAGCGAGTAATCGCAGAATTTCCGCAGGTGGAGGCGTTGCTGGCATGAGCCTATCATCCGCCTATTCAGGCATGAGTGCGGTCGCGAGCGAGTTTCAGGTGGCCATAGATTCGATTAAGGATAGGGCTCCGGAGCGTTTCGTGGATGCCGTCATCTGGCAAGACTTCGTCCATGATAGGGTGTCCATCCGGACAGAATTCGTATTAGTAACGCGGCGCGACATGGATGATGCGCGTAATTCTCGGCATCTAAATTCGCTAGTCGCCGCCCGTGTACTCAAGGCTATCGGCATCTCCGATGACCCATCTCAACAGGCAAAGCGTCTCCGTACGGAGCGCAGGCAGTTGCTGGCGAGGGGCAAGGAAGCGGCATCACGGAAGGCGCGACTGGCATGAATGCGAGGTTCAAATTGGCGGAAATATCATGCCGCTACGAGGCTCTGACCAATGGCTTGGCCGATATCCGCTCCGAGCCCAACGCCTACCAGACCGTAATCGACATGATCACCCACATGGGCAACGGCAAGGCGCGGCTGTTCTTCGTGGGCAACGGTGGGTCGGCGGCGGTCGCTTCGCATTGCGCAATTGACTACATGAAGGCAGGCGGGTTCGCCACGTTCGGACCTGGGGACGCTGCGCAGATGACGTGCATCGGGAATGATCTCGGGTTCCATAACGTGTACTCGCTGCCGATTGAACGGCATGGGCAATTGGGCGACGTGCTGTTTGCTATTTCTAGTTCAGGGATGAGCGAGGACATTCTAGACGCGGTGGCGACTGCTAGGCGCAAGATGATGAACGTAGTCACCCTCAGTGGTTTCGGAGAGGGCAATTTCCTTCGCAAGAAGGGGCAGGTTAACTTCTACGTGCCGTCGAATCGGTATGGCGTCGTGGAAATAGCGCATCTGGCCATCCTGCATTCGATACTGGACGAAGTGGTTGAATTGGAGAGGCAAAAATGAAACGCACCAAGAAAGCCAAGCCGTTCGTCTTTAAGGCCAAGCCACTCACGCGGGCGCAGAAGGCAAAACGAACCAGAGACCGCAATGAGTTGACGAAGCGAATGCGGGCAATGGACCCCTTCTATGTCCATCCCGATACTGTTCCGGCCGGCAAGGCCTACCAATGGTTTTCGTTGGAAATACTTGGTGCCTCAAACGAGGACGCTATTGACCGCGCCAAGGACGACGGATGGAAGGATGTTCCATTTTCTCGACATGACTTTGGCCGTAGATGCAACGCAAAGGGCAGGATTGTCGTTGATAATTCCGTTCTCATGGAGAACAGCGCCGAGATCGTGGCTGGTGCCCTAAAGAAGGACCAAGCCGCCGCGCGGCAGATGATTGCCGACAACCCCATAGGGGCTTCAAAACAGGAGGGGCACCCTTTCCCGATTGTGAGCGAAAGTTTTGTCATATCTTCTTTCTATGAGACAGTACCGCGTGATGCCGCACCAGTGGTTGTCCCAGTGACAATATCGGTTCGGATGGATGCTGGATGGCAGGACGCTGCTGTTGGCCTTGGTCTATCCAATGAGGAATACGCGCGCCGCCGCCTGCTGATGACGATGCCAATTCTTGCTGGAGAACCAGCCGGCGACAATGATGCAGTATATGAACCTGTTACATTGCGCGTCGAGCTGGAGCGGAAGAAATGACGAAAGAGTTTCTCGTCAAAAAGAAGGATTCCAGAGAAGCCGCATTTGAGGCGGTTCAAGCTGAACTGGCGGTATATCTTTTGGGGAACGACAATCCGTCGTGGAAATATCTGATCAAGCCGGAAGCATTGTACGGCAAGGGCGGCTGGCGGGCCTACGCTCGCATTGAATGGAATAAGAAATGACTGCAGAGGAATTGCTGGCATTCGAGGCCGACATCGCCGCCGAATTCGAGGCCGCGAAGATCGCCGCGCCCGTGCACCTCGCTGGCGGGAATGAGCAGGCTTTGATTGAACTGTTCAAGGACATCAAAGACGAGGATTATATTTGCTGCGGCTGGCGTTCTCATTACCACGCGCTGCTCAAGGGAGTCCCTCCGGAAGTTCTCAAAGCCTCGATCATGGAAGGTCGGTCGATTGCCCTCTGCTTCCCATCGCATCGGATGATCAGTTCGGCCATCGTTGGCGGCATCTGCCCGATTGCGCTAGGCATCGCATGGACATTGAAGCGCCAAGGAAAGCCCGGCAAAGTGTGGGTGTTTTTGGGGGACATGACCTGTTCAACCGGGATTTTCACCGAGACCATGCGCTATGCGATGGGCCACGACTTGCCGATCCAGTTCATCATGGAGGACAACGGCATGTCGGTTTGCGCTCCGACGCGGGAGGTGTGGGGGCTGGCCGGTGCTCCGCCGCCGTTCTTTGGGTATGCGTATGAGCTTACGAGGCCGCACGTTGGAATTAACAAGTGGATTTCGTTCTGATGGGTAAGCCCCTCGCGATTGACCTTTTCTGCGGCCTCGGCGGCTGGACTGACGGCCTGTTAGCCGAAGGCTACGACGTGATCGGTTTCGACATTGAGCGGCATCAGTACGGCGAGCACCGCTATCCCGGCTCGCTGGTCATTCAGGACGTTTGCACGTTGCACGGATCGCAGTTCAAAGATGCCACGCTGATCGTCGCCTCCCCGCCCTGCCAGGAATACAGCTACATGGCGATGCCATGGAAGCGTGCGAAAGCCAAAGCTGCAGCGATTCGGGCCGACGAAACCGGCAAGATGCTGGCGGACCTAAACCGCCTATTCGATGCCTGTTTTCGCATCCAGAAAGAGGCGAGCATCGCGGCTGGCCGGCATATCCCGTGCGTGGTTGAGAACGTGCGCGGGGCAATCCCGTGGGTTGGCCGGAGCCGTTGGAATTTCGGCAGTTTTCACCTCTGGGGCGACGTGCCGGCGCTGATGCCGATGACAGCCAAGGCGATCAAAGTACCAACAATGGGCGCGGGCTGGTATCCGCCAGGCCATCCGAAACACGTCCCCGGGTTAGGCTTCAACACGCATGCTGAGCGCAACATGCGTGAGGACATCAAGAACGTGGGCGGCTCATGGTTTGCTGTGGCGCACAACACGACAAGCGGGAAGGGGCAAAATCCGGATGGGCGTAAACTGCCCGGCTTCCGCTTCGACGGCTCTGGAAAGACTTTCCAGAGCGCGAGCGTTGCGGCGACCGGAACGAAGGTTCCGAGCGGCCTGGGTCGGCGCACCGACCCAGGCAAGGGCGCACGCTTTACCTCGCGCGACTGCGGGATAGAGGGCACCAAGAACGGAAACGACTGGTTTGGGTCCGGCGAAAACTGTTCGCTGCAACGTAAGCACGGTTCCAAGTCGGGCGGTCGCAAGATGGCATCCGCCCTGATCGCCAAGATTCCGCTCCCTCTCAGCCGGCATATCGCGGTGACCTTCCGATGACATACCATGACGAACTTGCCATAGCGATGAACCTTCTCGCCGATGACGAGAGGACAATCTTCCTTGGTCAGGGAGTCGCATGTGGCGGTACCTCAATGGCGTCGACGCTTAAAGATATTCCGATGGCGAAGCGCATTGAAATGCCGGTCGCCGAAGAAATGCAGACAGGCATGGCGGTTGGGATGTCACTGCGGGGGCTGATCCCCATATCGATCATACCACGCTGGAACTTCATGCTTCGCGCCGCCGATGCCATCGTCAATCACCTCGACCGCCTATCGCTATATTCGGACTACCGCCCCAAGGTCATCATCCGCACCGCCGTCCCCAGCAAGTCCCCGTTCAATCCGGGCCCCCAGCACGACGACGACTTCACCGGCGCATTCCGTGCTATGCTGCGCACAACCGACGTCGTCTGCCTGCAGTCCGAGGAAGATATCGTCCCGCAGTACCAGAAGGCGCTGCACTCGCCGCGGAGTACAATCATTGTGGAATTCACTGATTTTTACCGGAATGCGAGGGGCAATGGCTGAGAGCAAGAACAACACGGCGCTTCATGTTACGGTCCATTTTGGAAGCGGCGTGCCGTTCGATGTGCAGGGCGTCGCATTATTGGATTTCGAGAGGAAGCTACGTACATTGATGGGAGGGGCTATCGTCGAGGTTTTCAAGGAAGCCAAGGATGACGATAGCAAGCTTCGATCAATGATGACGCCGGCTCAAAGGAACAAGCTATGACAACGCCCATGCCAGAGTTCGTTGATTCTATCGTTGGAGGATCGCACGATCTACAACTCGATGGGACCAAAATTGGCTGGTACAAGGAGCGCGTGTTGGCCTACATGCGCGGCGAAAAGATTGCACCGATTACGATGGACGTCGCCCTTACTCGCCGCTGTCAGAGTGCCTGCAGATTCTGTTATGCATCGCTTCAATCTTCGGATGGAGGTGGAGAGATTACCAAGCAGCAAGCATTCGAGTTTTTTGAGGATGCTGCCGAGATTGGAGTTCGAGGAATTTCACTGATCAGCGATGGTGAGAGCACCAACGTTCCGTATTACGTTGAGGCAATCGAATACGCGGCGTCGCTCGGCCTTCAACTCGGGATTTCATCCAACGGCATATTGCTGACGCCAAATGTTCTCGAAAAGATCATGCCGTCGCTATCGTACCTTCGTTTCAATTTCTCCGGCGGTGAGCGCAAGCGCTACGCTGAGATTATGGGAATGAAGCAAGTGTGGTTCGACAAAATACAGGACCACATCAGGGCGGCGATGGAGATCAAGCGGCGCGATAAACTAGCGACCAACGTGAATATTCAGTTCGTTGTGGCCCCTGTGGATGCGGATCAAATCTTGCCATTTGCTAGGCTGGCGAAGAAGATTGGGAACTCTGTTCCGGACAACGGCGGTTTTTACGGAATCATGAAACATTGTGCTGATAGCGCGGACAACGCTCTCGGCGTTGACTACAAACAATACAGCGACTTGTTTCCTCTATTCGAGGAGGCGGAAGCAATGAGCGATGAGAATTGCAAGATCGTTGTGAAGTGGAGTCGCATTCAAGACGAAGGCAAGCGTCACTACACTCGCTGCATGGGACCGCCTTTTATTTTGCAGATGAGCGGGTCCGGGCTCATCGCTCCGTGCGGACAGAAATTCAACAACAAATACGCCAAATTTCACATCGGCCATATCCAGACTCAGCGCTTCCGAGACATCTTCAAGAGCGACCGCTACTGGGATGTTCTTGGCTATCTTAGTGGCGGCATGTTCCGCCCGGACCTAGAATGTGGCGAAAATTGTTTGCAGCAAAATAGCAACCAATGGTTGTCAGACTATGTTGATGGCAAGGTTGATTTTCCGTCGTCTCCTCCTCCTCCTCACTTAGGATTTCTATAACATGAGCGGACCAAAAGGCCCATGGGATAAAACTTGCTATCAATGCAAGGAAACAAAACCAACAGACCAATTCGCAAAACGCAGCAGCAAGTCCCTGCGTCTGTACCGCAATATCTGCACCGACTGCTGGAACGCTTATTATCGTAAATTGAGAGACACCGATGAGCGTCGTGCTAAGGACGCTGCCAAAATGAGGGAGTGGCGCGGTAACCCAGAGAATAAAGAGAAAGAAAGAAAAAGGCGCCATGCCGCCAATGCGGCTAGCCCTGCCACTGTTTTTAGAATGGCGATTCACAACGCCAGAATGAGAGCTCCCATTGAGATTACACGAGATGACTTGTGGAGGTTATGGGAAGCGCAACATGGCAAGTGTGCATTAACTGGCATTGCTATGACGTGGGCAAAAGGCAAAATTCAACCTACGTCCATTTCTCTGGATCGTATTGATTCATCGCTCAATTATACTGTCGACAATGTTCGCTTCATTTGTCATGCGGTTAATGCCTTCAAGGGCGTTGGTAGTGATGATGAAATGCTCGTCATGGCCCGCGCCATCGTCGCGAAGGCCGACGAATCCGAACCTTCATGGCGCGGCTTCGGCTACAGCGCCAACGACCATATCCTGATGGTGCATTGAATGGCCCTCACCCAATCCTCCCCCAAATTCTGGGCACCAAACCAGCGCGTTCTGGACTATCTGACCAACGAAGTCATCGCCAAGGACGCCAAGGTTCTGGACGTCGGGCCCGGGCATGCGCCATTCAAGCGGGCGAACGTATCAGTTGATTTTGTCGACGTGCCTGGCGTTGCCAATCTGGTGAAGTGCGATCTGGCGAATGAACCGCTGCCGTTTGCAGATAAGGAGTTCGATTTCGTCTACGCGCGGCATATCCTCGAGGATATGTTCAACCCGTTCCCGCTGATTAAGGAAATGCAGCGCGTTGGCAAAGCTGGGTATATTGAATGCCCGTCGCCGATTGCTGAGTTAGGTCGCGGCGTTGATGGCGGCTCTCCGCCGTTCCGCGGATTTCACCACCATCGATACATCACATGGATGTTCGGCAAGGAACTGCGGCTGATCTCGAAATACCCGTTCGTCGAGTACCTGAAGTTTGACGATGCGGCGATCGACAAGATGCTGGCGCAGGACCGCTACTGGAATACTTATTGCTGTTGGGAGGGGGAGATTACATTCGCGCACCGACAGTCTCCATTGAATTTTGACATTCCTCGCGACTACGCGCTGATCCTGAATGAGGCGATGGAGCGGTCGAAGGAAGCGACGGACATTTTCTTCTCCAACATCAAGTGACGCCGTGGACGAATACGTCAAAGCCAATAATTACGGTGCATGGGCCATTGGCCAGCCGCTTAAAAATGGACGATTCCAAGTGCGTCGGGTAGTATGGGGAACCATAATGGCGCGGTCCGAAAAGCGCGAAGGCGAACAAATCCGTCGCGCCGAAATCAACGTCAGAAAGCCGATAAAGCAATCCAAATGAAGCCACGCGAAGCATCACTCAGCCACGAAACCCTAACGCGGGTGCTGGACTACGATCCAGCAACCGGGGTTTTCGTGTGGAAAGAGCGCACGTCAAATCGGGTCAAGGTAGGTGCGGCGGCTGGCAACGTAACTCCCTTCGGATACATGTCGATCCAATTATTGGGATGGGCCTACCTCGCGCACCGCCTGGCATGGTTTTACGTTCATGGTGTCTGGCCTAAAGAGGAAGTAGACCATCGTGATGGTGATGGGATTAACAACAAACTCTCGAATTTGAGAGAGGCTAACAGCTCACAGAATAAAATGAACCGAAGGCCACGGCCAGAGACCAAGGTTGGTCTTAAGGGAGTTTATCTCCACAAAGAAAATCCGCCTCAGTATAGGGCTCGGATTAAGTCGGCCGATGGGAAAGTGCATCACTTGGGTTTGTTCCCAACGGCTGAAGAAGCTCACGCTGCATACGCTGCGGCATCACATAAGTATCATGGCGAATATGGGAGAAGTACTTGATGGCAAAGGACATTTTTATTTTTTGCCCTGCCTTCGGTCAGATTATTACCGCTACCACGTTCCTTACGACACACGCGGTTCGAGCCCTACTCGGCTCCAAGGGGATTGGCGGCGGGATATCAACGCTATCCTTTCCGGATATTGCGGAACTCCGCTCCATGGCCCTCACGATTTGGGCAGACACCATGCCCAATAGCACCCATATCCTGTTCATCGATTCCGATATGGGTTTCCCGCCTGAACTGGTCACCGATATGATCATGTTCGACGAACCTTTGGTCGGCTGCATCTATCCGCAGCGTAAGCTTCCGCTCTCGTGGGCAGGCTCTGGGACGGGAGATAGCGTCACTGAGCGGCGTGGCGACTTCATGGAATGCGAAGGAGTTGGTTTTGGGTGCACTCTGATCCGCCGCGATTGCGTGGAGAAGATGATAGAGAAATACCCCGAGCTGATCGACACGCGCCTGCATCTCCACCCGGCCGGCGATACGTTGCGCCAAACCGGCACGAATCGCCTCTTGCGTTTCTTCGAGAAATTAGACCTTCCGGAACGCGGGGTGGTGTCGGAGGATTTGTCGTTCTGCATTCGGTGGCGGAATTGCAGCCCTGACAACAAGGTCTGGGCCGCGATCGGGCACCGGATCAGCCATGTTGGGCCGTATGATTTTGCGGCGCGGTATTTGGATATTGTTGAGCAGCAGCCCCAAGTGGCGGCGATGGAGGCGGTGAAGCCGATGTCGGACGAGCAGATTGCGCTGTTGCCGGCGGCGGAGTGACGGGAACCAAAGGTTCCCCGCTGGGTTAGCCCTCTTTCACCGAGGACTTCACCATGTCCTGCTTCAGTCTCGTTTGGCTTCAACAAATGCTGGTCTGGCTGGTCATCGTGGCCGCTATCGTCGCGATCATCCGTCTTTTGATCCCGTGGATCACCAGCATAACCTTCCCGATTGTGGGTCAGGTGCTTGAAATCGTCCTATGGGCGGTCTTGGCCATCATCGCGATCTACATCATATTCGCCTTGATTGGCTGCCTGCTTGGCATGGGAGGCGGGCTTCGGCTTCCTCCACTCCCAGGTAGATGATTTGCCTCCCTATCCGCCTGCGCCCCCGAGCATTTGTCGTGGGTGTTGACACGACAAAAGACTAGGCTTAGAAAGCGCCACTTCCTTGGAGACTGACGTGCGCAACTTACGCATACACCTCACGACCGCCACCACACGGCGACTGCCAATGCAGTCGTATCCGTGGGCGTTGTCGTGCGTGGTGAAAGGTATCCAAGATAATCGGCCCGAATCCGGGCGCTGTTTTAGAACGTAAGACGGTAGAGGTCTAACCTCTGCCGGAAGGCAGAGAGCCAAGACCCCGTTAAAAACCCTCCTGCCTGATTTTGCTGGCATGCCTCATGGATAAGTACGGTATTATGGCGCAAACGCCACAAGCGTTTCGCCGTGATGCCGACCACCTGAAAGGAGTGGTCTATGCGCGGGCTAATAGCGGCGGCGGTCGCAATTCTGCTAGGTGGCGTCGTTTCCGAACCGGTGATAACGCCCGGCGCTACTGCGAATCTCTTGTCCTATGTCCGTGAAGGTCATGAGTCCGCTAGCTTCGACCGTTTCGTGGGTGACCTTGATCAAATTCACCGAGTTGTACCGGTGGCAAAATTTCGTGATCCGCTCGGTTCCGAAGCCATCATCGTAATAGACGGCACCCCAAACGTACAGGTAAAGGCCTGCCTCGTTCCGGAGGTCGCCGTGATCATTGCCGAGATAAATGATTGGACCGCCTTGCCGCATAACGCCTCCCGGCGTGAGCGTGTTCTGCCCTTCAAGTTTGTCGGGGTCTATGCGGAAGGTCTGCCGCCTAGGGTTCAGGCTGGTAGACCATTCCATCAGCCAGCGGATTTCGCGGGCTGGCAAGTTTCCCACGTTTCGAATGTCGATATTGGGATGGCATTTATCCATGGAACTGGACGCACTGATGCCGCCCGGTTCGACGCTGATATAAGCGCGCTGGAGGATGCGGGTATCGCGCTCCTGAGCGGTGGCAGTGTCCTTGGTGGCCTCCCAGAGCTTGTTGGTAGAGAGCCACAGGGCGACCGTCGAGAAAGCGAGAACGACCGTAAAGCCAGCTACGAGTTCATGCTCGTAGGTGTGCAGGAAGTGTCTAATCGGCAGGATGCCAAGAGAGAAGAAAAGGCCGCCGAAGGCGGTACAGTGTCCTTGATCGTGGCTGTTGGCGGCTGCGCTTTGGTATATTGGCTGTTGGCACGTCGAAAGCAGCGAGTAGGCCACGTCGAACGCCAAGAGCATCGCGACGAAGAACGCTAGCGGCTGACATGCCTATCCGGTTGACACCCACACATACCCATGCTAGTGTTCCTTCGTTGTCGGGCGATCTCGCCCTTTGATGGAGAGACAGATGACTAACGAAATGCGCGACCTTCTTCACAACGCTCAATGGGCCGTCGAATTGCTTTCGAAGCAGGCTCGCCCCTACAATCACGAATACACCTGCGTTGTGCGCCTTACGCAGGCTATCGGGGCCGTTGAGCGCGGCTTTGCGGCGCAAGATGGCGGCAGCGTCGAGTGCCCGCATTGCCATTGGGGCTTCGCCCCGTCGGTCATTCAGCAACACATCGCCGAAAAGCATGTGGAGGGCTGAGCCATGGTTAAGCAACCAAAACCGCAACATGCTGGGGAATGCCCCGGCTGCTTTCGCAAATCGGTTGGCTGTTCCAGCCCCGATTGCCCGATGACCATGCTGGCCAAGCTTCGCGCCGACCGCGATTTTGCGGCGACCCATGGCGACCACGCGGAAGCGTTGATCCTTAACGACCGGATTAACGACCTCAAGTCTGGCTCGATCAGTGGAACTGTCGAGCGTGTCACACAGCAATTTGAGAGCAACTTGACCCGAAGGCGGTACTACGCACATCAGATCATCTGCCAGTGTCCATCCTGTCAGGGTCGCGGATACACCAATCCGGCTTTTAATTGCCGATGGTGCGCAGGAACCGGCGTCGTCTCGGAAGAGGACGCTGCGGCTTTCGGCCCGGAGAACTGAGCCATGCCTCCCTATGCCGACGTGCTGAAATGGGAACATCTGCCGTTCCCCAAGTCCCTGCCCAGCTTCCAAAAGCTGTTCCCGGATGATGCCGCTTGCGCCTCGTACCTGGAGCGCGTGCGGTGGGAAAAAGGCTTCGTCTGCCCGCTGTGCGAGGCCAAGGGTGAGCCCTACCGCTTCACCGCTCGCCCCGGCGTGCTGCGCTGTAAGGCATGCAGACAGGACACGGCTTTGACGGCCGGAACGGTCATGGAGCGGACCCGAACGCCGCTTACCGTGTGGTTTTGGGGCGCTTATCTCGTTGCGAGCATGACGCCCGGCCTTTCGGCTATGCAATTTCAGAGGCAGCTTGGCCTCACCCGATACGAAACCGCCTTCCAAGTCCTGCACAAGCTGCGGGCTGGAATGGTGCGCCCCGACCGTGACCGGATCGGCGGTGCCATCGGCATCAAGGACCACGTTGAGGTGGACGAAACCTACATCGGTGGCTCGATCCGGGGCGAAGGTAAAGGCGTCCATGCTGACGACAAGTCCATCGTGATCGCTGCTGTTGAGGTTCGGACCCGGCCGCCCAAGAAAGGCGACAAGCCGACCCGTCGCGGCGGTCGATATGCCGGACGGCTGCGGATGGAAGTCATCAGCGACCGCACCGCGCAATCCATGGTCAACTTCGTTGAAGCGGCTGTGGCACCAGGCGCGATGGTCGTGACGGACGGCGCGCCCGGCTACGCCAGCCTGACCAAAAAGGGCTTCGAACATCTGCCGGTTGTCGAAGCTGGCAACCCCGAGGTGGCGGAAGAATACCTGCCCATCGTTCACCTTGTCTTTTCGAACCTGAAAAGCTGGCTGACCGGATGCCACCACGGGGTCAGCCCTCAACATCTGCAGGCTTACCTCAATGAGTTCACGTTCCGCTTTAACCGGCGGTTCTACCCGTTCAACGCCTTCCGCTCGCTGCTCGGCATCGGCGCAGGCAATGAAAGCCCGACCTATGACGAGCTTTACAGCGGAGAGTGGGAACACCCTAGGATTAGTGATCATGGGTGATAACCGGATAGGCATGATTCAAAAGGAGATCGCAATGTGCGTTCACTGCCAGTTCGGTCTCCAGCCAGTGCGGCTGAGACGTCGTTGGGTCCATCACTTCCGCGACACAGGAACTATCGTTCTGTGCGAGGAGATGAACCTGAAACCTGGGTCATGATTGGACCCGGAGTAGGAAAGTAGCACGCTGGCCTTTTAACCCATGAGAACTCGGGGCAGTACCGAGCGGGTCCACCAGCTTTAACGGACCACAAGCATTAAGGTGATGCACCGGCCTCTTAACCCGGGGAACACGGATCGTTACCGTGGTGGTCCACCATTTCTATGCGGCTATAGTTCAAAGGCAGATCGCCCGGTTGTCAACCGGAGGACGGGGGATCGATACCCCCTAGCCGCGCCATCTCTGCGAAGCTCGTGCAGGAAGAGCACCCGCCTTGGAAGCGGGAGGTCGGTGGTCGGAGCACCGCGTGGAGACCAATTCGGGCGTTGAGCCAGATGGGACGGCCGGCTGCTCATAACAGTCAGAGGACGGGGTTCGATTCCCCGACGGTCCACCATTTATTCCCGTAGAGCCATCTAGGTGAGGGCGGCCGGCTGTTAACCGGCGAAGGCGCGTTCGAATCGTGCTGCGGGAGCCAACACGCTGCTATCGTCTAATGGAAGGATGCTGGTCCCTCAAACCGGCGGTGCGGGGTCAGAACCCGCTAGCAGCTCCATACTCGCGTAACCGGCCGTGATTACGAATCACAGGAACCGTAACTGGAGCATGGGAGTTCGACTCTCCCCGCGAGTGCCATTTTCATCTGCGTGTAGCTCAGTCAGGTAGAGTACACCCCTCGGAAGGGTGGGGCCGCAGGATCGAAGCCTGCCACGCAGACCATTTTGCGGAGACCAAGGCGGTAAGTCCGGCTCTGAACCGGATGAAGTGGGATCGTGCCCTACCTCCGCAGCCAACACGGCGCATTGTCAGAGCGGTCATGTGCTCGCCTGCAAAGCGATGCTAGGGGTGTTCGACTCACCCATGCGCCTCCACACCCCGGTAGCCGGAGCGATCTTCTAAATCGTCACCCGTAGCGGAGCTGAAATCGCGTGTTCGAATCACGCTCGGGGTGCCATCTTGCCGTCGCCCAACTGGAGAGGGCCTCCGTCTCCTAAACGGATGTGTCGGTGTTCGAGTCACCGCGGCAAGGCCAATTCTGGTGAACTAAGCGGGTGGGACCCGTCCTCGTTTGCTAAACGAAGGGCACCTCAAAAAGGTGTGAGAATCGTGCTCTCAGTTCACCGCCAATCTGCAGGTATGGGTCATTGGTTGATCGTCAGCCTTCCAAGCTGTTCCAAGGGAGTTCGATTCTCCCTGCCTGCTCCACGGAGCCTTCGTCTACTGGCTAGGATCACGGTTTTTCACACCGTAGGAACGGGATCGATACCCGTAGGCTCTACCAATTATGGCCGGTTCGTTTAGTGACAGGACGCGAGGCTTTGAATCTCGCTGCGGTGGTTTGATTCCATCACCGGCTGCCAACCCGATGCCTCCGGCGAGGACGCAGCCCTCATAAGGCTGCCAGCCCTGATCGACACAGGGCTTCGGGACCAATTATTTTTATGCTGGTCATGCTCGACGGCAATGAGCACGCCGACTGTGAATCGGTGGGACAGGGATTCGACTTCCCGGGCCAGTACCAAATTTGGGAGTGTGGTGAAGCGGTATCATGCCGGTCTCCAAAACCGTGCGTCTCGGGTTCAAATCCTGACACTCTCGCCATTCAGCCGCCCTTCGGGGCGGCTTTTTGTTGTCTAAGAATTCCACATTGTGGCGGATGGCTTGACAATTCCCAAATATCTATTCAGATTGCGCCAAATTGTTCCCCCTGCCTGCGCATGGGTTGAGCAGCCAGAGGCGGATGATAGATCATCGCCCGGCATTTGGTCACAGGCCCGCAGCCGTGACTTTCTAGGCATCTAATCCTGCAAGCATGCGGATGATCCTAAAAGGTCAACGAGCTTGTCATGGCAAATACCCAAGCCCAATTCGGATTTCAGCAGTTCGGCTATCTCCCCGGCGGCGCGCCGGACTATCAGTTGAGCAAATACGCCATCCAGTCGACCTACGCGACCGCGATCTTCTTCGGCGACGTTGTCCAGAAATCAGCGTCTCTTGGTCCGTACATCCAGCCATGCAAATCAGGGTCGAGCGTGGCTACCGGTGTGCTCGGCATCTTTCAGGGGTGCATGTATACCCCGAGCGGGTCGGCTCCGGTTTGGTATCCTTGGTACCCGGCCGCCGCCGGCGGTGCCGATGCTGTCGCCTACGTGATCGACGCGCCGAATGCTCTATTCAGGGCCGCAGCACTTCTGACCGCCATCCCCGCAACCGCTATCGGCAATAACATCGGTTTCTCGACCGGTGCCGGCGGCACGACTACCGGCGGAGGATTCTCAACCTACACGGTGGATTTTGCATCGATCGCCTCCACCGTCGGCCTGCCGTTTAAGGTTGTCGCTATGTACCCAGGTGCTGGCAACGGCAGCGATCCGACGACCAACTTCAACTGGATCATTGTCGGGTTCAACAACACGCTCAATCGTCAAGGCAATACAGGCATTCTGTAAGATGGCATCAATTAGCCAAATGGCGGCGGCCAAGCAGGATCAGCGACACGTTGGTCTGCGTGCAGCCGTATCGCTTGGCTATCTCGGCTTGGGTCATGGTGCCTTTAAGAGCCCTGATCTCGGCGGTTTCTTCCGAGGTCAGGAGCTTCTTGAAGCGCGTGATGCGACCGATGTTGATCGCGTGTTGCTTGTTGGCACGGTCATCCACCCATTCGAGGTTGGTGACGATGTTATTCCCTTTGTCCCCATCAAGATGATTGACCATCGGGAGATTGGTCAGATTGGGAATGAATGCGATGGCAACCAGTCGATGCACATGAATGGATTTAGAGCGGCCATCTCGAAAGAGATTGACGTTCCTATACCCGAATTTGTTGGTGCTTGGTCTCAGAACCTTACCATCGACTCTTCTGGCCTTCAGCCCGTAACAGATGCGATCTACGCTTCTGACGCGGCCAAGATTACTGACTTCGTAGAAGTCTCCAAGGTCAGCGACCTGAACAGGTCGCCATTCTTCCGTAAGAGTGATATCCATGTGACGGGTTGTCCTTCCGGTAACGGCGGATCGACGATCAAGGGCCCGTCGCACGCATCAACGTTCGGCGGGTCCGCTATTATGGCGGCGGCCTCCGATCTTTACAAGGGGAGGCATCTTTGCCCGTAAGTCTCGCAAACATTCGCTCAGAGTTGCTTCCTGGGTTGTTCGACGTTCGCGGTAGCTATGATATGATACCGCGCCAATTTGACAAAGTTTTCAAAACCCACAAGTCATCCATGGCTGTCGAGCGATCGACCCAGATGGCGTTCGTGGCGCTGCCGTACCTCAAGGATGAGGGCGCCGCGACTCAGTTCGACAACAACGCTGGCGAGCGGTTCACCTGGGCCTTCGTGCATATCGAAGTGGCTCTTGGCTACGCGATCACCCGCAAGGCCATCGATGACAACCTCTACAAGGCGCAGTTCAACCCGACCAACCTGAAACTCCAGGAGGCGTTCGCGCAGTTCAAGGAAATTCAGGCGGCGAACATCTTCAACACTGGTACCACATACAACGCGCAGCAGGTTGGCGACGGCGTTGCGTTTTTCTCGACGTCCCATCCGTATGACGGCGGCACGTGGGCGAATACCTCATCGACGCCGAAGTCGCTGAACGAATCGACGCTGCTGGCGAACATGACCAACGTCCGCACCCAGTTCGTCAACGAGCGCGGTATGCGTATCCTGTCTCGCGCGCGTCGGCTGGTCGTTCCGCCGAACCTCGAGGCCATCGCCATCCGCCTGACCAAGACAGAGCTCCGACCAGGCACGGCGGACAACGACGTCAACGCGATCCTGTCGCTATCTGGCGGATTGCCGGAAGGCTTCATCGTTCTGGACTTCCTGACCTCGAACTTCGCGTGGTTCCTGACCACGAATATCGAGGGGCTCATCCACATGCTGAGAATACCATATGAGTCTGATATGTGGGTGGACAACGTCACAGATAATTTACTTGTGAAATCCTATGAAAGATATTCATTCGGTATCAACGACCCCCGTTGTGCTTGGGGCGAATATCCGACGGCCTGATGAGATAAGCCTGTGATGGAAACATCATGGGCTTCTTTGCTTTGTAGAGAACCACCGAGGGGCCTATGCCTGAATCAGTCTTTCAAGGACCCGTAGTATCGGCAGGCTCGCTGCTCAATGCGAGCGGTTCCGGCACGACGGCATCGATCAACCCGATGGACGGGCCTGCGCTTCTGTATCAGGGCGAGATGTTTATCGATCCGCGGTTTGCGCCGATCAACAAGGACGGCATGTCGGCGGGGCGGATCAAGGGTTTTTTCAATTCTCCATCGTTTATCTCGGTCGACGCCATTCCATCTGCGAACGGCACGGCTAACATAGCGGCGGCTCAGGCGCCTTCCACTACGGCCGGCGTAGCACTGACGTTGATTACGGCGCAGGTTGGCACGGCGGCTGGTGTCGCTGTTCCGGCTCCTGGTATTCCTATTATTCCGGTCGGTACGACGGTTGCAACGACTGTTCTTGCGATCGACTTCGGCTTTGCCACGGGAACCACGGTGGCTAACTCGTCGACCGTGATCGTGAACGACATCGCCGGTTTCCAGCTAGGCCAGTGGGTTGTCATTCCCGGCGTGGGTGCGGCTGGCAACACCAATACGCCGCTGTTTACGCAGGTTCAGTCGCTGTCTACCAACGTGAACAGCGCGATCATCACGATCAGCCCAGTTGCTGCGACGGCTGGCAGCCATCTTCCGATCGGCCAAGGCAACCTGTATTCCAATTTCACACCTCCCGCGTCTCAGTTTGGTCCTGCGGCGGCTTCGGCCAATGCAGCAGAGCCTTATCGGTATGGTGGTTTGGGTATCACGTTTGACCCACTGCAGGGCGTGGCTCGGGCGCTGTGTATTTCGGCTGCTTCGATCGGTTCTGGCACGACTAACGTGACGGTGACTGGTTACGACATCTTCAATAATCGGATGACGGAATACCTTTCGGCCAACGGGACCACGGTGGTCAATGGCAAGAAGGCATTCAAGTACATCTTATCGGTTGTTACCGCCAGCACTGCCGCAACGACGGTTACGCCGGCCAACATTCAGATTGGCTTGTCAGACGTGTTCGGTGTGAATCTGAGGATGGACAAGGCCGAGTATCTTCAGGTGGCATGGAACGGATGTACGCCGACCACTCAGGCTGGCTTTACGACGGCTCTATCGACGACATCGGGCGCGACGACTGCGGACGTTCGTGGTACGATCAACGCATCTACCCTTGCGGTGGCGACGGTGGCCTCGACGAACGGCGCGAGGCGCCTTACGGTCATCATGAACGTGCCGATCAACAACATGCTCAACGCAACCCCGAATGCGACGGCGTCGCTGTTCGGAACGCCGCAGGCCTAACAGGAGAGCCAAGATGGCAGGTAAGAAGTGCAAGGCTAAGGGCGGACGGGCTCAGGTCGTCTCCGGCAACAAGAACGTCATCAGCGAGGCCGAGGAAGGCACGACCGGTGATGTCGACAAGGTCAAGCGTGGCAAGAAGCGTAAGACGGGCGGCAAGGTGATCGGCCTGATGACCGGTGGCGGGGTTCGCCCGCGCCTGGATCGGCCCGGCCGCAAGTCCGGCGGTGGCGTTGGCGCCAATCGTTCGCCGCTTTCGACGGCGCACAACACGACCTCGCAGACCGCAGGATCGTCCAATCCAGGCGATTCTTATGGGGGCCTCCCCAAGCCGTGATATTAATTCGGGCCTGAATCGCGTTATAGCGCGACACAGACCCTAACCAACCCGGATGAGATGAGCACCCGAAATGGCTGAAATACTCGTATGCTATGAGGGACCTATTGTCACGCGTGCAGAGGCCAAGAAAGAAGGCAAGAAAAGATACTTTCGCGGGGTCGCTTGTAAGTATGGCCACATATCTCAAACTTTTCTTAGTGGGGGATGTTGTTATTGCCAGACTCTAATGAGACGAAAGAACGATGGGGCAATAACTAAAAGAAGAGATAAATTACTCGCTGAAATAGCCGGAAGACCAAAACCAAAAATTTGCGAGGTGTGCCACAAGGCCGGAAGGCGAATCATATTTGACCATTGCCAAGCTTCTATGAAATTCAGAGGATGGTTGTGTGATGGATGCAATATGGCGATTGGTTTGCTCCATGAATCTCCTCAAAGACTAAGAGCCTTGGCTCTGTACTTAGAAAAGAACGCACCAAGTTTGGACTACGAAGAGCCTAAATTCAGGGTAACCAATAGAGGACTGATAACTCCAAAAGGAATGTGGAGTGCCGAAACTGAACGCAAAGCAGAGGAAGGCGCTTCCCGCAACGGTTTTCGCCGAGCCGAAGGCCAGAAAATATCCTCTGCCTGATGAAAGCCACGGTAGGAATGCGCTAGCAAGAGTTTCTCAGTTTGGGTCTGCAGAAGAGAAGAAAAAAGTCAGGTCAGCCGTGCGTCGTAGGTTTCCCGGCATTGCGGTAGAAGGCGGCAAGGCAAGCCAGAGGGCAGACAGGCCGCGAAGGAAGTAGGAGCGGCTCATGGGAATGCCCACCGTATTAACGCAGAACGGCACTGGGACGAGTGCCATCTGGTTTCCGGACTGGATGCAGAATCCTTTTGCTGTCGGCATTCAGTGCATCGCGACGTCCACCGTCCAGTTCAGTGTTCAGCACACCCTCGACAACATCGATGTTACCAACGGCGGCGGCGGTCAGGGCGGCGTCAGCCCGACTGTGAACGCCACAACGGCTGCCAACGCGACGTGGATCGACAATCCCGGCATTACCCTCGCTACCGCCACAATCAACGGAAACTATGCCTTTCCTGTTAGGGCCATCCGGGTTCAAATCCAGTCATCGACGGCGACAGGTGTAGTCGCAGCTACCTTCATTCAGGCGACCTACGGGCGGTGATTTATGACTGGGGTCGTCATCGGCGGAGCTAAGCTGTCTCTGGTGACAACGAGCGAAATCCCGGTTGATAGTGTCACGTTTGTTGGTAGTTCTCTTAGCTATCTAACGGGTGTTTCGGTAGGCCCCGCCATCCTGCCGGTTTCCTTCCTTCCGATCAATGCCACTACTGCACCGAATATAAGCGTAGGATCGCGTAGCGCCCTGCAATGGGAGCGCACGCAGGCATGGACATGCATTGCATTTATTACTGTCGCGGCAGCTCCTGCTGCTAGTGGCGCAGCTATTATATTCACAACTTGCAACCAAGTTGTCAGTTCAACAGAGGTCGATCCCGGCTTCCGTGGATATGAGTTTTGGATTAACGATCAGGGTAAGTTACAGGTGCGCATCATCAGTGACTACGTTGGTTCTAATTATATTGGAGTGATAGGATCGACGGTAGTCACTAACGGCGTGCGGTGCCAGGTCGCAGCGAGTTACGACGGGTCAAGCACGGCTGCTGGAGTTAAGCTGTATGTTAACGGTGTACTAGAAACCAACACCGTTGAAAGCGACACGCTGTCCAGCACCATCGTCAACAGCCAGCCATTCTATATCGGCAATCAGCGTGGTTGGCCTTATTCTCTTGGAGGTAGTCTGGATCAATTTTCCTTGTCTAAGGTGGTCAGGAACCAGGCCGCTATCCGAACTTATACTAGTGCTGGTTCGGCGCTCGATGCCAACACGGTACTCGCCTATAATTTTTCGGAACAGTCTGGCAAGGTTACATCAGACCTCTCATCGAACGGCTTCGTGGGGGCCATGAACGGTGCCAGATGGGTACGGTCTGGAGCGGTGGGCAATGCGCCTTACTGGCTGCAGGGAAAGCTAGGTGCTGACGCTGGCCTTGTGCCCGCACCATCTACGGCCGTAACGCTGTCGGCTGCCGTAGCTAGTGGAAATTCTGTGATTGTTTCCTGCACCGTAGCAGCTGGGGCTGGGACAATCAATTTTAGCGACGACAAATCCAATGTATACACTCCTATTGTAGCCAATGTGACCAATGCTCTGGCCGGTACAATTACCGCCATGGCAATCGCCACCAATGTCACCAATGGTCCATCAACGTTTACCGCCACTATTAGCGCAGGAAATGGTACCTATTGGCGCGTGCTGGCGGAGGAGCTTGTAAATATCAAGGCGGCCTCTCCGGTCGATGCCAGCGCCAGCCTTTACAATCCGGCCGCGACCGGCGTCGATGGTGCTACATCTGGACCCTTCGTTCCGACTGCAAATTTTGATTTTATCTATGGCATATCGGGAGATTTTACTGTCAGCACAGTGACAAACGGTACCGGTTTCTCGTCACTGACCATGGGAAAATCCACTGACAATGAGCCGCTCTATAGCGAGTATTTCTTTCAGAAAACAGCCGGTGCGACGGCGGCCACATTCAGTCCAAGTATTGTGTCGTTACAGCCTGTAATAGGGGTGGCGCTGAAATCGCAGTGATGGAATAACGAGAGGCATAAAATGATACCTGCACTTGAAATAAATTTCGCATTATGGGGCATGATATTGTGCCTCATTCATTGGTTGGGATAGATGACGTCAACTGGCACATACGGTTTTTCGATCACGTCCGGTGAGGTCGTCCTCGACGCCTATGAACGATGCGGGATCATCGCTTCGCAGCTCGAGCAGAAGCATTTTTTCACGGCGCGGCGGCAGATGAACCTTTTGCTCTCGTCGGAGTGGAGCAACCGCGGTATTAACTTGTGGCGCGTGGAATTGCTCTCCCAGTTGCTGACGCAGGGAACGGCATCGTACACGCTGCCGGCGCGGGTCATCATGATCTTGGACACTTACCGCAGCACGAACCAAGGGCAGTCGACCCAAACCGACATTTTCATCACGCCGATCTCTCGTGACGACTATGCGGCCTATCCTCAGAAGCAGACGCAGGGGCCACCTAATCAATATTACTTTGACAGGCAGATTGTGCCGCCGTTGACCCTATATCCGGTGCCTGACGGCAACGGTCCGTATTACCTAAATTACTATGCGTTCACCCAAATTCAAGATTCCAGTTTGCCATCTGGATCAACGCCAGACCTGCCGGTGAGGTGGTACGATGCCGCCTGTGCCGGACTGGCGCTGCGCGTGTCTCGAGTCTTTGCACCGGCCAAGACAAAAGATTTGAAATCGGACTATGATGAAGCGTGGACCCTCGCCGCGACCGAGGACACGCAGAATGTGAATATCCGTGTGTCGCCGGGAATTTCTCGTTACTACCGATAGGATCGTTCTGTGCGCAAACATCCGAGACGAGCTGAAGTTGATCCAACGAATCCCGCTTCGTGGTCCCGTAGCGACAGAAACGGATTCATCGGAAACTTAAAGAATATGCGGTGGAACTACGAATGGCGCGGGCCGCGGATCATCAACACCCGCATCCTTGTCCATGAGGACGAACTGGACATACCGCAGCGGCAACTTGGCTCGCCAGCGCTTCTCGGCCCTGACCCTGTACCAGTGGCCAATGCGCGCCCTGAATCATACTCGATTGATGAGTATCCGGTCTCCACTAGAATTCCGATGGGTACTACGCTGCCCAACGGGGCCGTCCGTGCCATCATGCAGTCTCACGGGGCTTCTCCGATTAACCTGATAGCCACGGTTCAAGGTGGCGTCACCGATGGCAACTGGACAGGGCCATGACGACACTTCCGGCCGTAGTCAGGATTATTGACCTCCCAACCGGGACCACAATCACGGGTCTTGAGGTGTTTGAGGCTGTCCAGACTGTAGCCGGCGTTCAGATTTCGGTTCAGGTGCCGATTAACCAAGTTATGACAACGGCGCTCGGAGGATTACCAACCGGCGGCGGGACTGGACAGATTCTCAGCAAGGCGAACGGCACCAATTTTGCTGCCACTTGGAGTAGTGTATCTTCATTCATCTCGGTTATTCCGACATCCGGCCTTGCGACTTCAGGGTCTGGCACCGCTCTTGTGATCGGAATTGCGACCGGTGGCATCTCCTCTGCGCAGATCGCCAATAATGCGGTCGGCACTAACCAACTGGCCAGCAGCCTTGGCATTGCGAGCTCGTTGAGCATCGGAACTTTTCTGACGGTTGGCTCACCGGCAACATCTCGCGTAAGTCTGGGCGCATTCGGTATTGTTAGGGTGCAGACATTCACGGCCAGCGGCACCTACACGCCAAATGCGAACATGGTCTATTGCCAGATTGAGGCTGTAGGTGGTGGAGGTGGCGGGGGTGGTGTTGGGGTGGCAACGACCGGGATATGGGGCGGGGGCGGCGGGGGCGGGGGTGCATATGCAAGAACGCTAACCTCAACAGGAGCCGTTGGTGCTTCTCAGGTGGTGACCATTGGAGTGAACGGGACGGGAAGCGTTGGGACAACATCCGCTGCTACCGCAGGCGGGACGACAAGCGTAGGATCATTATGCGCTGCCAATGGTGGATTCCCAGGTACGGCTGGTCACGTATCGCAAACTGGTGGTGGCGGAAACGGAGGGGCTGCTGGAGTTGGTGATTTTGTCGTTATCGGCGGCGCCGGCCTGTCAGGTATATATGATGGTGCTGGAAACGTATTCTCACCGCAAGGCGGAAACGGCGGGGCATCTTTATTGGGAGGCGGGGCTGCTGCGACCACTGCTGTTACCGGGACTACTGGGGTAGGCCAGACCGCAGTGGGGTACGGAGGGGGCGGGTCCGGTGCAATAAATGTAAAGGTATCCACAGCGACTACAAACGGAGGAAATGGGGCCAAGGGCATCGTCATCATTACTGAGTTCTGCACACAATGACCGCCCTTACCTACACAACGTATGTGACTGCGCTGGCCCTAGAGGCGGTTGTGCAGCCGACTGATACTAATTTTCAGGCTATCCTGCCGACGATCATCACGAATTCGGAATTGAGACTTCAGCGAGACCTTGACCTCGTTGATTCGACGGTACGGGATTCCAGCGCCACGTTCGCACTATCTACACGTAATTTTACGCTGCCATCGACCAACGGGACGTTCATCGTTATCGAACAATTGAATGTCATCACGCCTGCGGGCACGACAAACCCGGAATTGGGAACGCGAAACTCACTCATTCCGGTGTCAATCGACATGCTGGATGCGTTGTGGCCATCATCATCCGGGTCGACGCTTCCCGTGTATATGTCGATGATGGATCAGGACTTGGCCATTGTTGGGCCGTTCCCGGACGCAACCTATACGGTTGAGGTAGTAGGAACGCAGCGGTTCAATTCGCTATCTACTGCGGTCATGACAACTCCATTGTCCGTGTTTTTCCCAGACCTGTTCTTGGCTGCTTCAATGGTAGAATTGGCGGCATACCAGCGCAACTTCGGTGCCATGGCGGACGACCCCAAATCTGCCATGTCATGGGAGGCGCATTATCAGACAATTCTCAAGTCGGCCCAGACGGAAGAGAACAAGAAGAAATTCCTGTCGGGCCACAATGAGAAGGGCGGAGGGGGATAAAAATCCATGACGGAACCTGTAACTAATAATCTTTATCTGATCGTACCGAACACATCAGATTTGCCGGGAGCTTGGGCCACATCTGCTCTTAATCCGAACTTTCAATCAATTGATGCCAAACTAAGCGGCACGACCACGATATCGCTTTCGTCCACGACGACGATCCTGTTGACGGTGCCGGCGACGACTGGTGTATGGCCGGGCGGCAATCCGTCTCAGTCGATGCAGGCGCTGATCAAGTTCACGGGGGCGCAGACGGGTTCGGCTACGATCCAATTCACGCTGCCGGGATTCTATATTATAGACAACCGGTGCACGGGGACGACGTTCGTCAAACTTTCTCCGGCGAGCGGTGGTGGCAATTCAATCGGTGCGCCTCCAGGTGAAAAATGTCATGTGTTCTTTGATGGCACGGACATGGACTATGTCAATTTGGGTCGCGTTGGCTCTCCGCTTGATCTGCACATTAACACCACAACGCTGCCGCCTTGGATGACCGCGTGCTCTGTGTCGCCATATCTTGTGAAAGATGGATCGGTCTACACGTCGTCGGTTTATCCAGCATTGTCAGCATTGCTTGGCTCTACGTTTGGTGGGAACGGCGTCACTACGTTCGGCGTTCCGGATGAACGGTCCCGCACGAGACTTGGTGTCGATACGATCCAAGCTGCATCTGGTGCCACTGCTGCGCGCATCACCTTTGCGCAGGCTGGGTTTACTGGGTCACTCTTGGGGGCGGCCGGAGGAACATCTATCAGCGCTCTGGTAACAGCCAACACCCCGCCCTATACGCCAGTCGGCGGCGTTTCGTCCGTGTTTCAGAATATTGCAGTCCCAGCGGCCGGACCTGTTCACATGGTCATTGCTACGACGTCTGGCGACGGTGCCACGGGGGCGGGCAACACCTTTGCGGGGACGCTAGGTGGAGGTACCAGCGCGCCATTCTCAAATGTGGGGCCGGGAATTGTTTCGTGTCTGCCATTGATCAAGACGTGAGGTAGGCATGCCGTATGGCAGCGTCCAACTCATCCCCGGGATAAACACCGAGCGCACGCCAACGGCGAACGAAGCTGGCATTTCGCAGAGCCAGATGATCCGTTTCCGTGACAGCCTTGCGCAGAAGTATGGAGGCTGGCAGAGGTTCTACGCATTCAACATAGCAGGGGTTCCGCGTGATCTACATGCATGGCAGGATTTGAATGCTGGGCAGCATCTACTTGCGGGCACCACTTCAACGCTGAACATGATCACGGGCGGTTCGCTGCAGAACATCACCCCACAGCAATTGTCGTCCAACTTCACGCCGAACTTCTCTGTCGTCGCTGGAGGCACGACTGTCACGGTTGCTGACCCCAATATCAACAACGTGACGGTTTTCGATTCGGTGATGTTCAACACGCCGATCGTCATCGGGTCGGCTGTCATCTCGGGCCTGTTTCCGATTGTCACGACGCTAGGTGGCACCGGATATACGATCCAGTTGGCCAATGCAGCCGGCACCACCGCCAGCAACACCGGCACACTGCCATTGTTCACGATGGCGACATCGTCCAATCTGGTCAGCGTCCTGATGACGGCGCACGGCATCAGTACAGGCGGTACGATTGCGTTTCAGAAGACGACGGTGGTTTCTGGCGTCTCGATCTACGGCATCTTCCCTATCACCTATACTGACGCTAACAACTTCAAGATCACGGCGGCTGCGCTGGCGACGAGCGCCGCCACCTCATTCATGAACAACGGTAGCGCATCGCTGCAGTATTTCATCAATATTGGCCCGGCGGCGTCCGGAGCTGGCTACGGCTCTGGAGGATATGGTTCTGGTGGTTACGGCACTGGCACCGCTGGCTCGGACCAGATCGGTTCACCGATCACGGCAACGGACTGGACGAGCGACAACTGGGGACAGATTGCGCTCGCCAATGCAATGGGCGGCCCGATCTATCAATACGACCCGACGGGAGGATTCCAGACTGCGTCCATCGTTCCCACAGCACCTCCATTCAACAATGGAATTTTCGTCTCTAACACACTGCAAATCCTGTTTGCGTGGGGCTCGACCACAAATGCCTCGATCGGGCAAATCCTCGACCCGATGATGATACGTTGGTCGGACCTGAGCGACTACACGAAGTTCACGACCAAGACCACGAACCAGGCTGGCTCGTTCCGGCTCCCTATCGGGTCTGTTATTCGAGGCGGGATGGCAATGGCGAACCAGAATTTGTTCTGGACCGACTTGGATTTGTGGGTAGCAAATTATGCTGGCTATCCGTTGGTGTTCGGCTTCAATAAGATCGGCGCTGGGGCTGGGCTGATTTCCTCGCACGCCGCGCAACCGTTCCGCGGCTCTGTCTACTGGATGGGGCCGTCGAACTTCTATGTTTACAGCGGCGGGTCGGTGTCAGTTCTTCCATGCTCGGTGTGGGATTTTGTGTTTCAGAACCTCAAATCAGGGTCTGATGCGAACGGGCGCCCTTACACTGCCAATATCCGGGCGATGCCCAACACGCCGTTCAATGAAGTTGGATGGGAATTCCCATCGGCTTCAAGTTCGAACGGTGAGAACGATTCCTACGTCAAGATGAACGTCTCTGAGCCGGGTCGGCCATGGGACTATGGCACGTTGGCGCGGTCGGCTTGGATCGATCAGACAGTGCTAGGAAATCCGATTGCATGCACGCCTACGGGCATCATCTACCAGCAAGAGACGACCAACGATGCGGATGGATCGCCGATCACAGCGTCGTTCACGACGGGATATTTCTACATTGCCGAGGGCGAGGAGTTTGCTTTCGTCGATGATATTTTGCCGGATATGCGTTGGGGTACTTACGCTGGCGCGCAGAGCGCACAAGTGCAAATCTCGTTCAATGTGGCAAACTATCCAACCGATACACCCGTGGTCTATGGTCCGTATGTGATGAGCACTTCGGTTGAACATATCCCGGTTCGGTTTCGTGGCAGGCTGATGTCGATCACGGTGTCGTCAAGCGACGTTGGGTCGTTTTGGAGACTTGGGAAAATCAAGTATCGGTGGGCTCCCGCAGGACGTAATTGATGGGCGATGGATCACCACAGGGTGGATACTCCGAGGCTATAAGCCAGCTTCAGAACATCGCACGCCAATTGTCGGCTTGGTCGCAGTCGCAACTCAATGCCTACCCGGTTCCGACATCGACTACATCTCCGACATTTACCGGGGTGACGCTGAACACCACGACGGCTGCCTTGATTGTAGCAGCTAGCACGCTGCGGCACGGGATGATCCTAAGCAACCCGGGGACGACTGCGGCTTACATTTGGCCAACTGAGACGACGACGTCGCTTGCGTCCACATCGCTTGGCGGCTCGATGCTGGTCGCTGCGGGGAGTTCTGTTATATTGTCATCGTCCCAGTTCCCGAATAATACCGCTGGCTGGTCTGGGATTTCGACAACGGCGGCGGGGCAATTTTCTGTCTGGCAATTTTTCTGAGGGTAACATGCCGCTGGTTCAGTCTGGCTCAAAGCAGGCGTTAAAGGAGAACATCAAGCGGCTGTCCAGCGAGGTGGGAAAAAGCGCGCACGTGAAATCGCGTGAGCAAGCGTTAGCCGTGGCGTACAGCATCAAACGCCGCAACCGCGCAGATGGCGGTCAGGTATTTGAGGGGCCGATTGTCTCGGAAGTGCCGGGGCGCACAGACCGCCACGACATGGCCGTGGGGGCCGGATCATATATCGCCCCTGCAGAATTTGTGTCGCATCTCGGGGAGAACAACACACTTGCCGGCCTCGCTGTTTTGAAGAAGATGGGTCCACAAGGAATCCGCAAGATGGCCCATAGTGCACCGGGGGCATCTGCCGTAATATCCAAGCATAGGCAGCGTGCTAGGGGCGGTCGGACCCAAGATGCACCTACGGGTCACCCGATCGACATCGTGGCCGCCGGCGGCGAATATGCATGGTCTCCGGAAGAGGTCAAAGTCATCGGGGACGGGGACGTGATTTTAGGGCATGCTCTGCTGGACAATCTCGTCATGCAGAACCGTAAAAAGCACATCAAGACACTCAAAGGCCTTCCCGGCCCCGCCAAGGATTGAAAATGACAGAATCTGTCCGCATTGCTACGCAGGCCGACGAAGATGAAATCATGAAACTCCTTGCGATTATGCATGCAGAGGGCGGCATTCTCCCGTTGGACGAGATGGAGGCGCGCAACACGTTTCGTCTCGCATTCAATCGTCAGGGTGGCATTTTGGGGGTCGTGGGTGAGTCTGGCGACATCAAGGCGATGATCTTCTTGCTGATCAGCAAGTTTTGGTACACCAAAAACCATCACCTTGAGGAGTTGTTCAATTTCGTTCGGCCGGACGTGCGGAAGTCGAAGGAAAATTATGCGCCACGGCTGATTGAGTTCGCCAAGGAATGCGCGGATGAGATCAAAATCCCGCTGACTATCGGCATCCTGACCAACCAGCGCATGGAGGGGAAGGTTAGGCTTTATCGTCGATCTCTCGGCGTGCCGGCCGGGGCTTGGTTTGTGCATTTCCCAGAGGGGATGGGCTGGCAGAACGAGGTTAACGAGGAATTTTGGAAGGAACCATTCCCAAGGCGTGGTAGGGTCTCTAACGGTCGTGATATGCGATTGAGAGCGGCTGGCGGGAGAGGATAATGGGCAAGGGGTCAAATACGACTCAGACCAATTCGTCCAGCGCTTCCTCGACGCGCCCGGACGATAACGCCTACCAAGCCTATTTGGCGCTGATGAACCGCGCCAGCGGCGTCGCCAGTACCCCGTATCAGGCCTATGGCGGTGAGGAGACAGCACCGATCAATGCTCAGCAGCAGGCTGGATTTGGGGCGATCAACACTGCGCAAGGCAACATCACCGCGACTGGTACGCCGATCAGCGCGGCGGACATCCAGCGATATCAAGACCCGTACACCAGCAGCGTTATTGATGCGACGCAAAAGGACTTCGATGTCCAGAACGCGCGCCAGCAGTCTCAGACCACGGGCAATGCGGCGGCTCAGGGGGCTTTGGGCGGGGATCGATCGGCGGTCGCAGCGGCATTGACGGCGGAGGGCCAGTCGAGGTCTCAGGCACCGATTATCGCAGGATTGCGGTCTCAGGGCTATCAGTCGGCGGTCAAGACGGCTGAGGATCAGCAACAGCAGGCGTTGCGGGCTGGCGTGGCTGGACTTCAGGGCGGTCAGGCCATGGTTGGGGCCGGCACGCTCGAGCAGCAGACCCAGCAGGCCAAGGATACTCAAGGGCGGATGGATTACTACCAGGCGCAGGGTTATCCCTTCCAAGTTGCACAGTGGCTTGCCCAGATTGATACCGGCGTCGGGTCTCAGCTTGGCGGCACGGGGACGAACACGGGGACATCGGTCAAACAGGGACCACAGCCGAATCAGTTTGCGCAATTGGCAGGCCTTGGTTTGGCTGGGGCGAGCATGTTTGCCAATCGTGGCGGGCGCGTGTCTGGCGTGCATCGGTTTGCCGACGGTGGCGCAATTAGGCTTTCTGACGATGAAATTCACGCTTTCCGCGAATGGAAGGCCAAGCATTATCCGGACGATAAGGTCGCTGGCGTTCACGGCTATGCCGGAGGCGGTTCCCCATGGGGCATTCAGCAGACATGGATACCGCAAGTTGGGGGTATTGCGGCTGGCCGTGGTGCTCCGCAGGCACCGTCATTGCCGTCTGACCCTGGCTCGCCGGAGCAGCAAAAGGGACTGTCTGCGGACCAGATGAAGGGCATCGGAGGGATTGGGAAGAAGATTTTCGGCGGAGATGATTCCAACATTGGAGATTTCACCGGCACTGTAAATCCAGACGGCTCTACCACTGGCCAGAGTTATGGCGGCTATGAAGGGGACAGCGGTGGGTGGGGTTCTATGGGCGGCGTGGAATATCCGGCCTTTAACCATGGTGGTCGGGTGCGCCGATACGCCACCGGCGGTTCCCCATTGCTTGAGGATGACGATGGAACCTACCGGCCCATGGCGGCTGGCGTAGGGGCATCGCGGCCGGCCTTTGATGTGGTCAACCCGGATCAGCCGTTCCGGATGCTGGACCGGCCCTCGGAGGACAGCGAGCCGCCGGCGCTCGATAATTGGCGCAAGGGCGTCGATAGGGACGTTGGCCTTGGCCAGAGTTCCCAGAATGAGGCGGCACCGTTGCCACCGGAGGTCATATCCGGCCGGTCCAAGCCGCCTGTGATGGCCCGTGGTGCGCCTGAGGAAGGCGACGAGGGGTCGTCCCAGACTCTGGGCTATTCCGCCCCGAGGCTTATCAGCGGCGTGGGTGCCCCTCCGCCGCAGTCTGAAGGCACTCCGGACGAAGGTTTCCTATCCCGACTTGGTGTCAGAATGACGCCGGAGCTCAAACAGGGGCTATTGCAAGCCGGATTGTCCATGATGGCAACCCGCCACGGCGGGCCAGGTTCGTTCCTGCAGGCGGCCGGCGAAGCTGGCATGACGGGGGTCGGTGCCTATTCGCAGACGCAGCAATTGGCACAGGAACAGGCCGAGAAGGCGCGCAAGGAGGCATTCGAGCGCGAGAAGTTTGAGGCTCCGTTCACCCGTTCGACATTGGCACAGCAGGAGACCGCGCGGCACAACAAGGCTCAAGAGGCCAAGGACTACAAGCCTACCTATGGGGTGATTCGGAAGGATATTGATCCGAACACAGGATTCCAGAAGGAGGTCTATGGCTGGATCGACCCCAACACGAAGAAGGTGGTCGAGGCACCGGATCAGAAGGCCGCTTCCGAGTCGGTCGGCTCGCCGGTCCCGCCGTCTACGGCCGCAGCTTCAACGGGCTATGACTATAGCAAGGATGCGCCTCGCGTCGACAAGGGCGCAGATGTTCCTGAGCCGAAGGGCCTTTCCGGTAAATCCGCCGCATCCGTTAAGGCTGACGCTGAATACTACGCCCAGACTGGCAAACTGCCTCCGGTTCGCGCTGGGCAAAGTCCAGTTGCCGTCGTCCAGCAGAACTATCGCAACGCGGTGCAAAACTACGGCAACGCTCTAGCCGAATCGCGCGGCATCAACCCGTCGCAGTTGGCGGAGATGTGGCGGACGGCTCCGGGGCAACTGCGGTTTGTTCTTGGAGCGGACGGTCGCGCCACGGTATCGCTCGGCACTGCGGTCCGGCATCTGGATACTATCCAGCAATTGGCTGATGCATGGGGGTCTGGGAATGTGCAGGCTCTCAACAAGATAAAGGCGGCTGTTGCCAAGCAGTTCGGCGATGCGTCCGTCACCAATCTTGAATCGGCTGGCAGCATTGTCGGGCCTGAAATCATCAAGGCGCTCGGCGTTGCTGGTGCTGGTACCGAACATGATCGTAATACGGCAGCGGCACAGTTTGCCGCCGCGCGGACGCCGGAACAGATAAAGGGAGCGGTCAAGACCGTGCAGGCCTTGTTGGGTGGCCAGCTTGAGGGCAAGAAGCGTCAGGCTGCAGCGGCCGGCGTATCGGAAGAAAAATTCAAGAGCCTCATCGGGGATCGACCATATGAGATTCTGAGCGGGTCCGAGAAGGGGCATGGCACCACGGGCGAGCCAGCCAAATCCGAAAAGCCAAAGACCGTTATCCAGAATGGCCACACTTATACGCTGCAACCTGATGGCAGTTACAAATGAGCGATGAGAAGCCGCCGTTTGATCCGAACAAGCCGTTTGAGGCTGAAAAGCCTGCGTTCAATCCGGATCAGCCATTTGAGACGCCAAAGGACTTTTCTTGGTCCAAGGCTGTCACCGATATTCCTTCCGAAATCGGAAATGAGGCTGGCAAGGCGTGGTCGGATATCTCTGCATTAAGCAATCGTGGCCAGCAGGGTCCGATTGAAGGATTGTTGACGACTGGCAAGGCGGCGTTGGCAGTGCCTCGGCTGGCGATGTCCCCAGTTACGGGGGCTGCAAGGTCTCTTGTCGGTCACACGATGGCAAATCTCGAGCACAAGGCCGGTGAGTACATCAATCCCGAGGTCGCGGCTAAGGATGATCCGGAGAAGATGTACGAAACAGCGAAGGGCGATGTTGACACGGCGATGTCTGCAATGCGTCCTGCAGGCAATCCTGTGAAGATCGCGGGTGCCTACGAGTGGAAAACCCCTAAGCCGTCCCAATCGCCTGCCGTTGGCGTTACGAAGCAGCCGGAAACTGAGGCGTTCTTTGATGCTGCGGACGCCAATTATTCCAACATGCGCGGGCTTGGCGTTGAGATTCACCCGCAGGCAATGAACCGCGTGGCGGATAACATCCTCACCGAATTGCACACGGAGGGTTATCGTCCGCGAAATGCGCCCGGCGTATTTGATGCGGTTGAGGAACTGCGCGCGCCAGCGGGCGCAAACCATGAAATCTCAGATATTGATTCGGTAAGGAAGGTGCTGAATAGGGCTCGGATGGACCCCGCACAAAGGGATGCGGCTCGCCGAGCCATCAACCATATCGACGACTATCTCGCGGACCTGCACAAAAATCCCAATGACATTGTGGTAAACCCGCACTTTGCGCAGAAGCTTTCGGATGAGGCTGTTGCGGCGAGGGCTAACTATGCCGCTGCCAAGCGAGCAGAGGACGTTGATGAAGCGCTGGACAAGGCTGAGCGTGCTGCGGCGCGGGCTGGCTCTGGCGGGAATATCAACAACGCCATTCGTCAGGCCCTAAGTTCGTTGCGTAACAACAAAAAGAAGATGGCTGGGTGGACCGATGCCGAGAAGGCAGAACTGGATGCTGTAATCAACGGAAGCCGGACCGGGAATGCTGCTCGTCAGGCTGGCAAGTTTGCGCCGCACGGCATTGTCTCTACGGTCATGTCGGCTGGCGCTGGGCATGCTTTAATGCCCGGCATTGGCGAGATTGCCGTACCTGGGCTCGGGTTCATCGCCAAAAAGATCGGAGATCGGATTACTCAGTCCGGCGCTGATCGCCTGAGCAACGTCATCAAGTCTCGGTCTCCCCTTGGGAAGCAGACCAGCATTAACACTGCGGCGCAGTCGGCATTTGCTCCGCAATCAAGCCGTCCGGCGATCACGTCAACTGTGGCCAATGCGGGCTTGCCGAGCCCCACCCAAAACCTGCCCCTTCGGCAGATTCAGAACCTCATGGGGGCAGCAGCAGACGATGAAAAGAAGCGCCCACGGAAACGGGACAACGAGCCAGATCAGGGTGCAGGCGGCAAGTCTCATGGTGGCGGCATTCGACGGGAAACTGGCGGCGCGGTCAAGCGCGCATTGCAGTCCTTGCAGGAGTATGCGGACGGCGGCGCTACCGAGATCAGCGGAGTTGGCTTGCGTCCGTAGTGTTTCACGTGAAACAGTGCCCCTATTTCAAGTTGCACCGATAAGTGGTAAGTTCCATCCACCCGAGCCAGTGCTGCCACTGGCGTTGACGCGGTTAGCGTCTGACGGGCTGCCCCGCTGGCATCCATTTTCAATCACGAATCGCGGGGTTACATGGTCGACGTTGTCGCTCTTAGAGCCGCGAATGCCCAGCGGTGGGCAAATGCCAAGGTAACGCGGAATTTCACCGCGATAGCCCACGATCTTGTCATGGCCAAGGCCCGGTATCAGGCCGTAGAGGCCAAGACCGGCGTTCCGTGGTTTGTGATTGCCGTCATCCATGAGCGCGAGTCGTCCCAGAACTGGGGTAGGTCGCTGGCTCAGGGCGACCCGTGGAGCCACGTTTCGACGCATGTTCCGGCTGGTCGAGGACCGTTTCCATCGTGGGAAGCTGCAGCCATTGACGCCTTGGTGAACTGCGGCCCCTACCTCGCTCGGAAGAAATGGCGGGACGCTGGAGAAATTCTCACTAATCTCGAGCTATACAACGGCAGTGGGTACGCCTCTAAGGGGCGCCCATCGCCCTATGACTGGGCCGGCACCAACCAGTATGTCTCCGGCAAATACATCGCCGACGGGGTCTATGACCCGTCCCACGTCGACACCCAACCAGGCTGTGCCGGAATGATCCTCGCCATGATGGCGTTGGACGCAACGATCAAGATGGATGGCGTGGTGGTCGTGCCGCCCATCTTCCCGCCGATCCCCGTCGCAATCCGGGACGGCGCATGGCTGCAGACCTCGCTCAATCGGCTCGGGGCCAACCCGCAATTGGCTGTGGACGGGACCGTTGGGCCCGCCACCAGAAACGCCGTGCGGGCGTTCCAGATGAGCATGGGGCTCGTCGTGGATGGTCTTGTCGGCCCGGCCACGTTTGCCGCGCTGGACAAGGCCCTAGCTGCAGGCAAGCCAATTCCGCAACTTCCCGTGCCGCCTGAAATCGTATTGCCGCCGCCCGGGACGCAGGCCCGCGCCGATCTAGCACCGACGTTCTGGGGCCGCGTACTGGATTTATTCAGACCAAAGGTGAAATAGCGATGTTTGACCTAAACAATTGGGGAAGGGTGCTTGTTTCGACCATCGTTGTGGGAGGATTTTTTTATATCCTGTTCTTGATTATTACACTGAAAGCACAGGGCAGCAGTCCTTCGGAGGTGCAGCTTGTGATGCTTGGCGCACTTGGTCAGGCGTTCGGTCAGGTCATCTCATATTGGGTTGGATCATCGGCAAGCAGTGCCAAGAAAGATGAGGCCAGCGCCAAAAAGGACGAGGTAATCCAGACTATGGCAGCTACCGCAACCGGTACTGGTTCAGGAACGAATAATCATGCCGCTGGCTCGGGGTCGAGGCCATGATTTCGGGCATCGTCGCAATCCTCGGGGCGATTACCGGGCTAGTCCCGGCAATCATGCAGTGGCTAACATTGAAGGCTAACAATGCACACCAGCAGGCAATGGCGGAGCTCCAGCTCGAAGCTGCTAAGCAAGGAACGGCGCTACAGATTGATTTGGCTAATGCTCAGGCCGATATCAAAGAGGCAGAATATATTCACTCTTTTGCTGCTGGCACTTCTGGGAACAGGTTTGTCGACGCTTTGTCGGTATTCGTGCGGCCCTACATTACATTGGTTTTCTTCCATTTCTGGCTTTTGATCGAGGCCGCCTTGTTCGTCTATGGCGTGAACAACGGCTACGACTTAGGGCAACTCTCCAAACTGCTGTGGGACGAAAACACATCCGGTATTTTTGGTGCCATCATAGGATTTTGGTTCGGCACTAGGATGATGACGCGGGGCTCTCAGATGGCAGCAACTCTTGCAGTGACGCAGAAAGGGAAGTCTTGAACTTTTCTCGTGCAGATACGGCGTCCTCTATTCGATCAAAGCCGCCTAGGTAGGTTCTCACACCCTTTGTCATAAGGTTAGCATGCCATCTACCGTCCGCCATTTGGAATACCCCCGTGAATCCCGATCGGTTCTTTGTAGAACGCTTTCGGTCAAGCGTCATTGGTCGCTTGTTTTGAGCCTGTTCTTTACGAGTGGCCCAACGGCAGTTGCCGGGCTCGTAGTCGCCGTCGTTATCGATGCGATCAATGGACCGTCCCTCTGGGCGTGGTCCCATGTCAGCATAGAAGTTTTCAAAAATTTCCCATCTTTTGCAGACCTTAATGCCGCGTCCGCCATAGTTCTTATAGGCTGGATGGTTTGGGTTTTGGCATCTGCTGAGCATGCCACCCCATGTGGAATACTCGCGCGTTCCATACATTCCATGCGTCGCGGTACAGCCCATTTTCGCGCAGCCGCACGATATCGTCATCCCCTGACGAGCGAGAGAGGCTCTTGTGATGCATTCGTTGCCGCAGTCACAACGGAATATCCAAAGGATAACCCCGTGCCGGTTATAGCCAGCGAATTCCAAGGCCGTAAGGCTGCCGTACCGTTGACCGGCTGCCATTTTCGGGAGTTTAGTGTTGTTAGCCATTTTGTCCTCTCAAGCAGGATGATGTGGTCAGGCCCGGCCGGTGTTATCAGCACCGCGCTCCGGGCCGTTCTGTTTACCACAGCCAGAGGGAACGTAAAATGACCGCTTGGATTATCTCCGGTATCCTTGGCTTTGTCGCTGGCGGCTCGTTCATCTGGTTCGGCCGCACTACCATTGAGAAACTGGTAATCGGCGCGAATGCATTGTCGGCAAAATTACATGCAAAGGCAGACGCTATAGCCCAATCGGTGCGTAAGGTGTGAATCACCCAATGGAAATCGCGATGGGGCAATGATGGCAAGGCGCAAGACTGTGACTAGCATCGGCGACGAAGACTCAATGCCCAACAAGTGGCACGTTAACCGCGGCATCCCTGTCGTTTGGTTGATCGGCAGTCTATTCATTGGGCTTGCCCAATTTGGCGGGTTAATTTGGTATGCGTCGCAGTTTAACACACGAGTGGAAGTGGTTGAAAAGGTGCAGACGACGGCAACGGCGGCATTCGAGAAGATGCAGAACAACTCTATCTTGCAGGGCGAGCGCTTAACGCGGCTTGAGGAAAAAGTCGTAGCGGTGCAGGCGACTGCAAACAGGATCGAGGCTCTATTGACGCCAGTAAAAACTAGGTGATTTTTCGGGGTATGGGGTAGATGAATGGCAGTGAGTAGCACTGGCTGGACGTTAGATACACTTCAGGAACATTTTCGGGCACTGGACGCGGCCAACGAAAAGTTCATGCAGGAGCGTGACCGGCGTTATTCCGAGGTAAACATCGAACGCGAGAAGGCGCTCAAGATCAAGGAAGAAGCCGACAAGGCAGCGCTTGGCCTCGCCCGCGAAATCCAGAGCTACAAGGACGAGAAGGCCAACCAGCTTCGCGAGCAGATCACCGGAGAGCGCGGCAGTTTCGCCAGCAAGGATGATCTGGCGGCGGCCATCCGCGAAGTCAGTGCATCTATCGCTCCACTGACAGCCTACGTTCAAGGTGTAGGTGGAGCGAATCGGCAAACGGCATCTTCAATCACTATGATTGTCGCAGGCGCGACGGTGGTCAATGTCATCATTGTTGGGCTTGGGTTGCTGATAGCTTTTATGTCCATGCGTGGGCGATGACGTGTCGCGCAAGCTCTACCGCTGCCATCGCGTTCGCCAGAACAACGGTATTGTTGAAGTGTTTTTGAAACGAGATGCCGACGGGCAAGAGGAAGTCGTCATTTACAACATCATTGCAGAGCCTTCTGCGTACGAAGAAGGCAAGATGTACTGGTGCGACGACCCTGAACCGGCATTCCCCCACTGAGCAACGAGGTTGCTGAACATGCGCGGTACAGATCACTATGGCGGCGGCGGGATGGGCGTGATCGCCATTGCTGCGGCGATTGTGCTGATCCTGCTGTTGGCATCCTGCACCAACGCGCGGGCGTACCATCCGAACGCAAAACCTACGTTCGGAACATACTCGCAGAAGTACCTCGATAAGCAGGAGCGGAAGCGGGTCAACTGCGCCAAGGTCAAGAGGTGCAGAGGCGGACGGGACTTATGTCGTGGAGGCTCTTGGCAGGCAGAGTCATGTAGCGCTCCTGTTCACCGGATGCTGCGAGTGCGCCCATGGTTCGCGGCGAAGATCCGCCAATATACCACAGCGCTTTTCGATCCGCTCCAATCCCTGGAACAGCGGCATGTAGGCGAGCCGGAGACGAAACCTGATGATGTCTGCTATGCCCTCGCGGAAGATCATGACCGACTCGTCTCCCCATCTCGGGGCAATGCAGCCAAGGCGCCAATCTCTATGCGTTTCAGCGGCTGCGGCGCGGAACCGTTCGGCTCGCGTGCTGTAGCACTCTCGTTGCAGGTTCAACTCGCTTTCGAGGAAGGCTTGCAGCGCGGTTAGGACCGCATCTTCGGTGCCGGTGTTGTTCATCTGACGTCCCCTCGGAGATAAGGCAAAGATTCCTGATGCGCCAATAAGTGCAGGTAAACCAAATCACTAATCTGACCCAGTTGCATTCCGCAAGCAGCCAGCGAGGCTGTGAAAACGACCGTACCGAATTCGCCATCGCGATACCGCTGGACGATGCCTGCGATTTTCTCGGACTGCGCCTCTGGATCGTGGAAGGTCATCGCGATTTCCACTCCGCTAGGTCGCGCTGATATTGCCGTACCAGTTCCAGAGTTTTCCGGTCTGGCTTGAACTCCGGGATATCGGCACGCTGGAATATCGGCATTTCCAGCGGACCCCACTTCCTGACCTTCTTTGCCGTCACCAGTTCGTGCAGCGCCTGCTTGATGTGGTTATAGCTTCCGACGTCCATAGCGCGGTAAACCTGTTTTGCCGTCATCCACGCCGGCGGCCGCGACATGGCCGCGAGGACCAGTTCCTGAAACTCTGGCTTTGCGCGCCCATCTCCTCGAGGGCGGGTCATGCCGGACGACTCCCCGGCGGCGGAGAATCGTCCGGTGGGAGGCGTGTTTCCACGCTGCCTATGTCGGGTCTCCCTCCTACCACCTCCTCCCGTTGGGGCTGGCCCTCCGCCAGCGATTGCTTAGGCGCTGGCGCTTTGGTGCGCGGGCGCTTGTTCTTCGGCGCAGGGTCCGGAGTATCCGTTACCCCCACCATGGCCTCGATTTCGGCCTTGAGTACATTGCGGTCCATGCTAGGCAGAAACTTCATCACCACGACATCGGTCACGCGCCGCAGCAGGCGAATCCATGTGTCCGCGCTCAGGCCGGATATGGACTTGACGCGCAGTTCCGACTTGTTGCGCAGGTGATCGTGAATCAGTTTGAAGTGCTTGACCTCGAGCAAGATGCGATCGGCGCAATCCTTCTTGTCCAGGAACCCGTCGGGCGAGTTTTCGCTGACCTTCCCAATTAATGCCCAGAAAAATTTGAGGTATTTCAGATTGGCCGGCACGGTGCATTCGGCCTTGACCTCGGCATCCATGGGTAGGCTGCTGAATTCCTCGCGAAAAACTTCCGTGTCTAGGAATAGGCCAACCTCGTTCGGCTGCGCGCGGCGCTTGCGGAAGATGATTTCCGTCATTGGGCCAGACTTTCGCATGCGCGGCACATGATGCGATCCCGCGACTGTTCTATCGGACAATGGAATGGCCACTTGCAGGTCAGACATCGGATCGTGATGTAGCCGCTGCTGTTCGGCCAACTAAGGATGTTGCGAGACATGGCTATTCGTCCGAATTTAGAGCGGCTTGGCGCTTGTCATACGCCGCCAAAAGATCGTCGTAATCACTCGGGAAAACCGCCTGCGTCCCGCGATGCTTCTCGACCTCGGCATTCCAGAAGCCCTCAAGCTCCCCGGGGTCAGAAATATCTCCGATCTTGACGCCGACAGCGTTGAACCACGCATCGTAGTCCGCGGAGATATTCGGCAGGAGGTAGCGGTTTGGCTGAGGTCCCGAGGTGATCGGGTCATCTTTCGGTGGGGCTCGCGCATCATCCATCCGACGTTCAATGGCTTCATCAATCGTAGCCGGTGTCTCCGTCTCGCTCGGGCTCGGCACGCGCAGCGGCGCCTTTGGCGTGACGTCGACCGCCTCCGCGATCGTGCGGCCCTCGTCCTCGTCGTAGATGCCGGCAAAACCGAAGGCGTAGCGCGCGGCCTGGATCATGGATTTGTGCCGGAGCATGCGGTGGCGCATTTTCCACGGCTCGGTCGGCCGGATGCACTCCGATAGATATTCGGTGACCGCGGTCGGGTGCTTCCGGTCCTTCCGGTGCATTGTGCAGGTGTAGGAGAACAGTTCGCCCTTCTCGTCGTACCCCGGCTCAAAGTCGAAGCCATCGCACTGCGGATGCGAGTTGACGAGGTTCAGCCATCCGTCGACCGACACAATCGGAACGATGCCGCCGCCCTTGCTGGAAAAGGCGTAGATTTGCTTTGTGATCGGGTTGAGATCGTATTCCTTGGCGACCAGCAGGAACGCCGCAAATTCCTCTCGGCTCGGGACGCGCCCGTTCTTGTCTGGCGGCATGCAGGTGGCGCGCACCGTCGCCTCGAACGCCGCCGGCTCCATGCCGTAGCGGTCGCTCATGTCGATCAGGACGGACTTGGGTTTGATAATTGCGGGTACGTTCAATTCGTCCTCCTTTGGAGTTGGCCACCAACGGCCACGACGCGAGCACCATGGGGCCGCGCCGCGCCGTTGTCAATTGCGAGATTTACCGAACGTCGGATTTTTCTTCGACCGTGGCGCCGGGCACCGCGATCCCGGCCCGGACTGCTTTTTGGGCCAGATCGGACAGAACCTTGATAACCTCCGGCGCCTCCCGGAACTGCTGGAACACCCTGTCGACGTCGATCTCCGTGACGAATTTGACGAGGTTGACGTGCGCCGCGCGGCCGGCACCGCCCCTGATCTGGGCTGCGGGCGGCGGTACATTCGATTTGACCGGTTCCGGGGGCGGCGGGGCTGGCTGGTTCGCTGCAGCAGCCTTGGCCGTAGCTTCGGCATGCTCCCGGGCGGCCTTCTCAGCGGCCTCCGCAGCGAGCCTGGCGGCCTTGCGTTTCTCGTCCTCCCATGCGCCCATCGCTTTCTTGATCGTGCTGGACGCCTCGTCGGCGGCATCCCGGAGCGGGAACCACAATTCGCGCAGTTTCTTCTGCTGTTCGAGCAATGGCCGATTGGCCGCCTCGTAATGCTTGCCAGCCTCGCCGCGCAGGTCCAGGAACCGGTTTTGCAGGGACCGCGCCTTGGCGGCCATTTCGTCGGAATCGATGGTGGCGTATTTGGCGAGGAGTTTTTCGCTATCGGCCAATTCTCGGATAATTTTCCCGTGCGGGTCCATCACATCTGCAGCAATGACATCCAATGCCTGCTTGCGGTTTTGGATTATCATTTCCGTGCGGTCGAGTGATCCGCTTGAATTCGCCACCGGTATTGATGCTACGGTCTCGTGGCTGTCTGGCCACCGCTCGCCCCGCTCAGAAACGGAGCGAAACCATTCCTCTGATATCGGATTTGCAGCGCAGTAGCTCCACAATTCATTGATGCGGTCGCGGTCGGTGATGATGGTCTCGTTGCCGTGCTGACCGACTTGCGCCGTGAGTTCGCCGCTAGCATGGAAGATTGCCACTGGCGACCATCCGACGCGCTTGCGGGCTTTGTTTTCCTGTTTCTCGTAGACGCCCTGCCGATAGAATCCTGGTTGCGGATCGTCGACGAACATCTTCGGCTTCTCGCCAGCGATCGCGGCTTTCCAATATGCGTATGTGGTCACTTCGGCTCATCCTTCTTGGCGTGCGGAAACTTGCCCTTGATATTCTGATGGAAGAACGTGCCGGGACTTTCCGCCGTCAGTATCTTGTGGAGCATGTCAGCGGGGACACCGTCGTATTCATACGTCCCGCCGTTGGTGAATTTTACGGTCAACGTCTTGCCCTCGTGTCCGATTTCTTCAATGTTCGACGACTTGACCTTATGCATTGTCCTTCTCCCGTTTTTCGATCCGCGCCAACTCGGCCTCGATCAGCGTTTCCAGCGCAGCCATGATCCATGATTCCGTCGCGACACGACCTTCTAGCCCGCGGTGTTTGCGGATTTCGAGTAAGCCAACGATTTTCGATTTCGTATTTTGCGGCTGCCCTTGCGTGGCCATTGGCTTTTTGTCCTCAGTTTGCTGCCGAATCCCCTCGGCTTTATAGTTTGACGCGGCTTGCGCTTCTTTTTCGGTGCGCCGCCGGTCCCGCCGTACTCGGCATAGAGGCGTGCGGCGATATCGAATGGATTTTTGGCATGCACCCCCCAGAACATGGATTCGTTCATGGTGTGCTGCTCGCGGTGGCATGCCGGGCACAATGGGGTTGCAAACCTATCGTCTGGCTTCTTCCCGAGTGCACCGAACCCGATGCGAATGTGACATGCCTCCGAAGGTGGACCGCGACCGCACGCGGAACAGGAGCGGCCGCGTAGAAACGCCAGAAATTTATCGTCATGGAGCCTCGGCCTGCTCATGCGGGCAACGCTGTCCAGATGTAGACCCACACGATGACGACGGCGGCAATCCCCGCCGTCTCGAATGCGCAGAGCGCGAGTTGCTTGGCGAGGCGCATCAGAACAAAATCTCGTCGTCAGCGATTACCGATTGCGGCGCAACTGCGGGCTCCTCGAATTGCTTGATTACGGCCGTGATGGCTTCAGCCAAAGCAATCGAGAGTTTTGAGTTCTCGGTGTGGACGGTAAATTCACCAAACCCGTTTGGGCCGCCGTCGAACTTGAGGATAAGCGGGGCAGACGCCAACTCGGCATACGTTATGGCGCTGACGAGCTTGACGTTTTGAAGGGACATGCTGCTGAAAAACATTTGGTCTCTCCTATTTTGAGGCGAGCCACTGAGCGGCTCCGACCCGTCCGAATGTAGTGGATATATCGGGCCTGTCAATACTATAATTGACGCCACGATGATTTTTGGTGTATGAACCGTGCATGGCTAAAAAACAGACCAGTTTTGAGCGGGTTATCTACGCGGTGGTGGCCAAGTTCGAGGCCGAGCACGGAACCGTAAACGGTGCCATGACGTGGCTGGCCAACGGCGTTGGCGTCAGCAAGCAGGCGATAAACCAGGCCAAGACAAAAGGCCGGTTCCCGGACGGATATCTGGCAAAAATCAGCAAATTCACGGGGATACCGGTGCCGACGCTGCAGGGCGACCCGACGGATGAAGTCGTGGAATTGTCGCGGCGCTGGCGCATATCGGTACGGGATACCGAGGTGGCGCTGATCCGCATCGGATTGGACCACGCAAATCGAAAGTGACCGCCAGCAAAAGGAGCACCCATGGCAAGACCGAAGAAAGCTGATACCGAGAAAAAACCCCGTAAACCACGAGAGACAAAGGCGAAAGCTGCGCCGGACGCCAAGGCGGCTGACCGGACCAATGAGCCGAAGGCCGATCCTGAGCTCCGTGCGCTGGCAATCTCGCACCGCGACAAATACTCCAAACTGAAGGAACGGCTGGGGAAAGCGCAGAGTGACATGCGTGCTTTCGGCAAGGAAGTGAAGCAGGACGGCTTCACTCTCAGGCAGATAAAACTGATGGTCGAACTGTCCACGCCCGAGGGCGAACAGGCTTGGCGGATGACGATCGCCAATGACCTTATTGCGGCGCAATATCAGGGGGCGGCAATCGGGCAACAGTTGGCCCTATTTTTAGAGCCGGACCGTACTCCAGCTGTGGATATTGCCTATGACCAAGGCGTTTTCGACTGTGTCGAGGGCAAAACTGCCAAGTCACCCTACGCACCGTCGGTGCCACAGACGCAATCCTACCTCAAGGGCTATGCAGACGAGCAGGAACGGCGCCTGAAGGGCGGGATCAAGAAATTGGACCCGGAGCAGCAGGCCGACCGCGCGGCTACCCTTGCGGCTGCTAGGGGCTCTACGGTGCCTCCTGCGCCGGACACTACGCACTGATGCGGATCGTCGGGGTAGACCCCGGCCGAAAGGGAGCCCTCGCGTTTGTTCGCGGGGGTGTTATTTGTGACGTAATCGACGTTCCCCTGATGCCGGACAATTCTCAGGTCCAGGTTGACGGAAAACGGCTATGCAAATGGATCGAATCGGTCCTGCCGATCGACGTCGTGGTTATTGAGAACGTCCAGCCGATGCGCGGGACCGGCGACGATAGCGAGGGGATGCCCTCGGGCAATTCGTTCCGGTTCGGCCTGATCGCCGGCGAGCTCCGGATGGCGTTCAAATGCTACGGTGTGCCGATCCGGCTGGTGACGCCGGGCCAATGGAAGCGGCATTTTGGGCTTTTGAAACAGAAGAAAGCCGCATCGAAGGCGAAGCTGCTGGCGATCCGGCCCGGTGCCGGAGCATTTGTGCGGCGGATCGATTCGGCTGAGGCTGCGCTGCTGGCGCTGTTTGAGGTGGAAAGGCGGGGGATGTTATGAACCTTACAGAAGCAAGATCAATCGTGGGAACGCTTAGTTTCCCGTCTAAAATGCCAGGAACTGCATTCGCCATTTCAGCGGCACTATGCATTGCTGGATCAAAATTGGCTAAAGTCGTCGGCAGCACCTGCCATGGATGCTACGCGCTCCGAACCCACTACATTCGGGCTAATCCGCAGAAAGCCATGCGAAAGCGAATGGCTGGCCTTTCGGATACCCGATGGGTAGAGGCTGTGGTGACGCTGCTTCGTCACAAGCATAGTTTCCCGGAGTTTCGTATTGATCTTGGCATTCGTGATGCGAAGGCGAGGGGTCTCCAGCGCTGGCGCATGAACGCTTCAGGCTGGCACAGATGGCACGACAGCGGCGATCTGCAAGGCGTTTGGCATCTTGCCAAAATCTGCGAGGTTGCAGCGCAAACACCTAAAATCCGGCATTGGCTGGCGACGCGCGAAACGCAGATGGTTCTGGACTATGTGAGCGGCGGCGGGATCATCCCGAACAATATGGTGATCCGCGTATCTGCCGCGATGGTCGATAGGCCGCCGCCGAAAGCGTGGCCATTGACTTCGACCGTACATGATCTGGTTATGCCATCCGGACACATTTGCCCTGCACCGGAGCAGAACCATGAATGCGGATCGTGCCGCGCGTGCTGGTCTAAAGACGTGGCTAACGTGAGCTACCAAAAGCACTAAAATCAATAGGTAGTATGCCGCCGTAAATTTTTTCTATTTGTTGGGCTTGCCCAACTAGCCGAATCGGCTTCAAATGCCACAAAGCCGCCACGGGTGCGTCCGCAGCGGCTTCGGGTAACACCGCGCAGACTTTTGAGACGGGATGCGCAGCCAGAGCAAGATATAGGCGAATTAGCCGAATTGCTCAACCCCCAAATCCCGTCAGCCCGGACTAGTTCCGACTGAGCCAAGTCAATCCACAAAAATCGCACTGGTCCGGCAGGCTATCCGGGGAAGAAGCGGGCGGGCACTTACCATGCTTTGCATGGGTTCCGACCGTGACAGTTGTGGACTAGCAGGCTGTCAGAAACCACGGCCACTTATGGCGTTTTCGTTCCCAATCCGGAGGGAATAGTCCGGGGCCAGACGAGGTGGCGCTCGCTAAAACGCACCGTGGTTATACCCGCTATCTAGTCGTCTCAACCGCATGGCCTACTAACCCTAGTGTCGAAAGGCAGCAAAGAGAGGGGTTAGGTAGATAGGCCAGACGTTGCGGAAACGGACCTATGGGAGAAAGGACTTTATGAAGCGCGAAACCCCAGCCCAGTACGGCCCGCACGACATCCAAGCCGAACAGGAATTGCTTGGGTGCTTGCTGCTATACAACAAGACGCATCAATTTATTTCCAGCATCGTTCACCCAGAGCATTTCTTTGAGCCCATTCACCAAGAAATATACGACATCTGCGGCAAACTCATCACAATGGGCAAGCCAGCGACGCCGACGACGGTCAAGACGTTCCTGCCGGCCGATCTCATGATTGCGGAAGGAATGTCGGTTGGGAAGTACCTCGCGAAGCTGGCGGCGAGCGCCACCACCATGATATCGGCGCCAGACTTCGCGGGCATCGTGCGGGATTTGGCCGACTATCGGGCGATCATGTCCGTGGTCGAGATGGCTGCGGCCGTGAAGGGAATCGACAGTGACCCCGGGAAAGCAGCAACAGCGGCAATCGACATGCTGGACGCCATCGTGGCCGAGCGGACAATAGGGAATGTGCCTTCCCTGACGCTAGGAGCGTCCGTAGTGCGGGCTGTGGACGCCGCGGCCAAGGCTTACCAGAACGACGGCGCGCTCACCGGCATGCCCTACGGGCTCAGGGATTTGGACCGTAAAACCTCCGGACTAGCGAAGGGCGAATTGACGATCTTGGCGGGACGCCCGGGGATGATGAAAACCGGACTGGCGCTGAATTTCTGCCGCTCACTCGGGAAGGCTGGGCACAAGGGGATATTTTTCAGCCTTGAGATGGGCGACGAATCGCTGAGCCGGCGGATGATATCGGACATGCTTTTCGACCGGTACGAGCTCCCGCATTTCCGGATGAAGGCTGGGAGCATCAACGAGCAGGATTTTGGTCGCATGACGGAGGCGGCCAAGGAATTGAACGATCTGCCGCTGCGGATTGAGCAGCAAACTGGGCTTTCGATATCGCAGATTGCGTCCCGGGCCCGGCAGATGAAGCGACGCGAGGGACTGGACTTCATCGTGGTCGACCACATCGGCCACGTCGCGGTCGAGGATCGCTACCGCGGCAACCGCAACAACGAAATCGGCGAGATCACCAAGGGGCTGTTGCGGCTGGCCCGCGAACTGGACGTCGGCATGGTCGCGTTGTGCCAGCTATCTCGAGGTGTGGAGAGTCGGGAAAACAAGAAGCCATCGCTTGGCGATTTGAGGGATTCGGGCGAACTTGAGCAGGACGCTGCGACGGTGATGTTTGTCTACCGGGAAGCCTACTACTTGGCGAACAAGGAGCCGCGCGCGGGTACCGCCGAATACGAGGTTTGGCAGGCTGAGATGACGCGCTGCATCAACGATCTTGAAATTATCATATCGAAACAAAGGGATGGTGCCGTGGGCACGGTGCGATGCTACGTCGACGTGACGACCAATGCTGTGCGTGAGCAGGGTTGGACGCGCGATGCGTGGAGCAATTTGCCAGACGGCGACAGGTTTGAATTCTGAAAATGGAGAAATACCCATGGCTGAAGTTTCTGCAATCTCTTGGACTGACGCAACGTTCAATCCATGGATCGGATGCACGAAGGTGAGTAATGGCCCGCTCGGGGCCTGCGTCAATTGCTATGCCGAGACCGACAATGGCCGGCGGAAGTGGGTCGAGGGATGGGGACCAGGAGTCCCGCGGCGAAGGACCGCGCCGTCGAACTGGAAACAGCCGCTCAAATGGGACAGGCAGGCCGCTGAGGCGGGGAAAATCTTGCGGGTGTTCTGCGCCAGCTTGGCCGACGTGTTCGACAACGAGGTTCCGCAGGAGTGGCGCGACGACCTCTGGGCGCTGATCCGCGCAACGCCGAATCTGCGCTGGCTGCTGCTGACCAAGCGCATCGGCAACGCGCCGAAGATGCTACCGCCCGACTGGCCCTATGCGAACGCGGGCCTCGGGGCGACCATCGTCACCCAGGAGGAATGGGGCCGCGACTACCCCAAGCTGGCCGCGATCCCGGCCGCGTTCCATTTCGTGTCCGACGAGCCAACGCTGTCGCCGATCGACATCGGTGACGCGCGCCCGGATTGGATCATCACCGGCGGCGAGAGCGGCCCCGGCCGACGCCCGTTGAACATGGATCACGTCCGAAGCATGCGCGACCAGTGCGCCCGCAACGGCGTCACGTTCCACCACAAGCAGAATGGAGGACTGAGAGGGAAGGATACTGGCTGCCTTGTCGACGGCGCCGAGCACAAGTTTTTTCCGCCGCAGCTTGCCGCATAGGAGCATCACATGACCGCAACGCTATTCGACTTTCCGTCGCCGGCGATCAAGGCAAAGAAGAAGCCAACCAAACAGGCCTATACGGAGGAGTTTTTAGCGTTCTGGCAATTGTATCCGCCCAGGTTCAATAGTTCCAAGTTTTTGGCGTTCAAGGCATGGCAGCGGCTGGACGAGGACGAGCAAAAGCAGGCCACGACGGCGGCGCCGATCTACGCGGCGAGCCAGCGAGGGAAAGACCCCCAATATACCCAGCACGCGGCCACATGGCTCAACGGGAAGTATTTCGAGACGATCGCAGTGCCGAGAGCGACCGTTCCGGCGGCGCCCGTGCAGATAGATTGGCCAGCGGCATTGAAAATATACCGGGCTACCGGCCGATGGAACGTTGATTTCGGGCCTGAACCTGGCCAGCCTCATTATCGTGGGCCAAAATAATCCCTGTTCCTTGTAAATAATCCAGTTGACGCCGGTCTGCAAATCGGTCTATGGTGATTGTGTCGGAGCCGGTAGCGGCTCACTCACGGAGGACAAAATGGCCAAGCACACCAAATACACGGTTCACCATATCGAAGGTGAAACTGCACGGTTCTCGAACTTGCGCCACGCCCTGCTATTTGCGGTCATGATTTCGGACCGAATGCCCGCTCACTTGATCGAAGTGTCCGCTAAAGATGGGCTTGTGGGCCAATACCAGAATGGCAGGCCAACCCCAGAATTTAAGCAGCACCACATCGATGGGGTATTTCACTAATGGCCACCCACATCATGAACGACGGTTCCAAGGTCGTTACCTCCAACATCTTCCCGCCGATCCCCCTGCGTCAGTTCGACTGGTGCGCCTATTTCGGCGGCGAGGAGGAAGGCCTGACCGGCTACGGCGCGACTGAGGCCGACGCGATTGACGACCTGACCCAGCTTTGGGAGGAAGCGCAGCCCGAACCAGAGGACGAGCGCGAGCCGTTCGATCATCAGACGGCCGCTTGGGATAGGGCGCGCGATCTGAGGAAGCACTCATGAGCGCGCTACCAAAGGTGGATGTTGTCCGGATTGAAGGCAAGGATAACTACGGCAAGCCGCGCCAGAACTACGCTGACCGGATTGCTGCGATGGATGACACGGCTTTCATGAAAGAGGCCGAGCAGGCCATCTGGCTCTCGGCCTACGCGGCGAACAACCTGCGTTCTGATTATCACTGGCACGCAGACGCTTGCTACGACGAAGCAAAGCGCCGCGACAACCCAGACCTGTACACCCGAGCGCATCGCCGTGCCTCTGGCACGATGTAGGAGTGCACCAATGAGCCAAACCAGCATAGCGGCAGAGATCGCCACCCGCACCGCAGCGGCAGAGCGCAAACTGGCGGTGGCTCTCGGCCACGACGCGATCGACGTTTTCGATCTGTGGAGCCGGGCCTATTTCGAGACGTTCAATCGGGCATGGGACGCACCGCGCCCGGCTGTGAACCTGCCCCTCCGGATGATCGGAAACATGACGTGACGCAGCCAATTCCAGACGCAGCGCTTGATGATCGGTTGGGCTTTGTCGGCACGGCCGGATCAGGCAAGAGCTACAACGCCATGGGCCGCGTCGAGCGGCTGCTGTCGCGCAAGGCGCGCGTGTGCTGCGTCGATCCGCTCGGGGTATTCTGGGGATTGCGCCTGGATGCAGACGGCAAATCACCGTCCGGTTTCAACATTCCTATTTTCGGCGGACCGCACGGTGACTTGCCGCTGACGGAACATTCCGGCGCCTTGATCGGCGAGACCGTGGCCGGCATGGCGGAATCCTGCATCATTGACCTGAGCGAAATCGGCACCAAGGCTGGCGAACGTCGGTTCATGCTTCATTTCCTCACGGCACTGTACCGCAAGGCCAACGGCGAGCCGCTGCACCTCGTCATTGACGAAGCGGATATGTTCGCGCCGCAGAAGATCAACGACAAGGAAGGCGAGGCCGCGAAGCTGCTCGGCATGATGGAGACCGTGGTCAGGCGTGGGCGTATCAAGGGCTTTATCCCATGGCTGATTACCCAGCGGCCGGCAGTGATCGCCAAGGACGTTCTCAGCCAAGTTGACGGGTTGGTGGCGTTCAAGCTCACGAGTTCGCAGGATCGCGACGCGATCAGCGCATGGGTCGAAGGCTCGGCCGACAAGGACGATTGGAAGGCCATGCGCGGCGCGCTGCCGGCGATGGAACGCGGCCAAGGCGTGGTGTGGATCCCTGGGCGCGGGATCATGGAGACGGTCCGATTCCCGGAAAAATTCACGTTCGATTCGTCCCGCACGCCGAAGCGCGGCGAGAAGAAATCGGCGGCGGCGCTGAAACCACTGGACCTCGGCTCGCTCAAGGAGCGGCTGGCGACCGTCGACGCGGAGACCAAGGCGAACGACCCCAAGGCGTTGCGCGCGCGGATTGTCGAGCTTGAGCGGCAGAAGGCGACCACGCCACCGTCGGCAATCTTTGCGGCATCAAATGCAACTGCTCGAGCAGAAGGAGACCGCGCCGGATTTGAGCGTGCGGACCGCCAATGGCATGGCGTGATGACGGCGCCATGGGCCGCGTTCACCAATGCGTGGCAGTCCTACGAACAGTCGCGCGACCGTTTGAACGATGCAATCCGCGAAATCTCGCATGTTGTCGATGTGGCGTTGCAATACCGCGCGCCGCCGAAATCGGGCTCGCCAGCCATCCCGGCACCAGCCCCGAAGCGCGCGCCGCTCGCCCCAGCGGTAGTGCGCAAACCGTCTCCTGCGGCGAATGGGGACGGTAGCCTTCCCAAGGGTGAGCGCCTGTGCCTGACCGCAATCGCGCAGAACAGCAACGGCATCACCCGCCAGCATTTGACCGTTGTCACCGGTTACAAGCGGTCGACTAGGGATGCCTATATCCAGCGATTGCGGGAGAAGGGCTGCGTTGATGAGCGCGGTAGCCGTCTCTACCTGACCGACGCTGGCGGCGAAATGCTTGGCCCGTTTGACCCGCTGCCGACCGGTGCCGCGCTGCAGGATCACGTCCTTGGCACGTTGCCAGAAGGCGAGCGCGCCGTGCTGGCACTCATCATCCCCGCCTATCCCAACGGCGTCGATCGCGATACGATCAGCATCGAAACCGGCTATAAACGGTCCACGCGGGACGCCTATATTCAGCGGCTCAGCACTCGGGAATTGGTCGATGCCAGCCGCGGTGGCGTCGTGGTCGCATCGCAGGATTTGTTCGCATGAGCCAGAACGGCCGCCCCACCATGTCAGGCAGAGAGTTGCGCAAAATCCGCGAACGCCTCGGCCTGACCTTGGATGATTTTGCAATCGAGCTCGGCTACGAAGGATCGCAGAACGGCAACCGGACTACCATCAAGAGATTCGAAAACGGCGAGCGGCCGATATCGTTGCCCGTGGCCAAACTCGCTTTTATGCTAGCTCAATTTGGAATCCCAAAATGGCCGCAACATTTAGAAGCTGAGCCGGCAAAGGACAGCGCAGCATGACCCTCATTCTCCCCCTCTGGCTACTTCTCTATCCGATTTTCTACCTCGTCGGATTCTGGAAGCCTGAACTGCTTCATCATGTTCAGGCGGACATCAGGATTTTGGGGAGGGGTGTTTTGATTTCTCAAACGCAGCTTTCACGCGCGGCAGAATAACACAGGAGAGATAGATGGCGAAACACGAATTGAAAAGCTGGCCTGAGTTTTTCGTTCCGGTGTTTGAGGGCAAGAAAAACTTCGAACTCCGAAAGAACGACCGCCACTATCGCGCTGGCGACACGCTGCGGCTTCGCGAGTGGGAGCCGAACACAGCCAAATACAGCGGCCGGGAGGTGATTAAGGTTGTCACCTACGTCCTTGAAGGCATCGGCCCCGGCGGCATCACGCCGCTTCATGGCCTGTCGCGCGAATTTGCAATCCTCTCACTGGCCGACGCCGCATGACCGACGCACCCAACCAATCTCAGCCTGACTGCGAACACGTCCCCGAGGTTTGGGTGGACTGCGAGGTCTGTTCTGGCGAGGGCGAAATCCTCAAAACCGTCCATGTCTATGAGGCAGGCTGCGGCTTCAGCCACCCGGACGTTTATTCGAAGCCCTGCCAAGCATGCAACGGCACTGGCGGCATGATCTGCGACGCGGAGGGCGACCGCCCATGACCGCAGCCCTGCAATTCTTCTTTGCCTTTATCCAGGTCATCGGCATGGCCTGTCTGTTATGCGGCGGCTTTACCGCGCTATGCGGGAGCAAAGAGGGAGCCGCAGGCGCGCTGATCGGCATTGTGCTGATATTGATGAGCGCTGGCGGATTGGGACTGGTGACGCTATGAGCGTTGGTAAAGCTGCTGCAGTGATTGGCGTCGTTCTTATTATCGCTGCGTGCGCCTTCTCTTTTCCGAGGATGTGAGCATGAAGCTTTGGATGGTGATATTTATCGGCGGGCGTATTTTTGCGGTGTGGCACGATCCAATGCCACGCGACATGACGTTAGCCGAGTGTCAGATCAAAGCGGATCGTTGGACAGAATCTCAGGCGAGAAAACTGGACCCGGAAGATCAGCCGGTGTTTGCCTGCGTTCAGCGCTGGTTCCGACCTAAACGCGGTGAACTTGCCGCAAGGAGGATGTGAGCATGGACAGGGAAGAAATGCCGGCAAAGATTGATGATCTCATTGTGCTGGCTGAAAACATCATCGCCTTCGGCAGGAACATTACCTATCCATCGCGGGCTTCTTCTCGGTACGTTCGTAGCGTTATGACTGATTTAGTTGCCACTATCCGTGTTCTCCGCACCCCCGCGCAACAGGAGGCATCTGGCGGCCCTTGGCGCTTGAATATCGGCCAACAAGGCTCCGGTCCTTGGGACAGAACAACCATTGAGACCAGCAACGGCGATATTGTTGTCGTTGTTGCTGTAGTCGATGCAGAAAACTCTGTTGCAGCGGCAAGCGCGCGGTTGCTTGTTGAAAGAGCCAATGCGGCCTCCTCTCCCGTAGTGGGAGAGCGGGAAGGGATCATTGAGGCGGTAACGGCGCTAGCACAACGCAACCACCCAATGACGCTGAGCCAAGTCATCGCCACTATTCGCTCCCTCCCCCTCCCCCCAGAGAAGGCACCAGCACCGGGCAGCGTGAGCGTGATGCCGACTTTGTGGCTGCCGCACTGTCCTCCACTGATAGCAAGGGCGCGGCGTGAATGTCCTTGACCTCTTCTCAGGAATTGGCGGCTTCAGCCTCGGGCTCGAACGGGCCGGAATGCGAACCGTTGCCTTCTGCGAGATCGAGCCATATCAGCGATCTGTTCTCGCCCGACATTGGCCCGGCATCCCAATCTACGACGACGTGCGGACACTCACAGCCGATCGACTTGCCGCGGACGGAGTTTCCGTGGATGCCATCTGCGGGGGCTTCCCCTGCCAAGACCTTTCAGCAGTCGGAGCCCGTGCCGGGATTGAAGGATTCAAGAGCGGCCTTTGGCGTGAATACCACCGACTTATTCGCGAACTACGACCCCGCGTCGTCGTCGTGGAAAACGTCACAGGCTTGCTTGATCGAGGGATGGGCAGAGTTCTCGGAGACCTGGCCATCATCGGGTACGATGCGGAATGGTCGGTGCTTTCATGCTGCCGACTGGGTGCCTCACACGCACGAGAGCGCGTGCTCATTGTGGCATACCCCAACGAACAACGAGAAGAAGCCAGCTGGCCAGAAGGAGATGGAAATGGTCCGTCTCCACGATCTCGGCCATTCCGTCCCGAATACGTACATCAGGCTACGGTCACAGTTGGCCGCGCGTACCGGGAAGCGCTTGCCAGCCAATCCGGACTGGCTGGAGTCGCAGATGGGGTACCCGATCGGATTCAGCGCAACGGGTCGCTCGGAAACTCCGTCTCGCCACCCGTCATCGAAACCGTTGGACGCGCGATCATGAGGGCTCTTTCCATCTCTTCGCAGCACCAAACCAATGAGGCGGGCTGACGCATGGCAGAACACGCAGTAATTCCGAGAGAAGACTCCGCGCTGCGCGCCGTCGCATGTGCCGACAGATTGCCTCCGTCATTGTCATGGCGATGGCACAGTCTGACGTGAGCTTCACCGTCATGGCTGCCCGCATCGGGAGGCGCGAAAAGACGGTTCGCCGCTGGGTTAACCTGCTGATGGACGGCCGCTGCAAGCGGGTTGGACTCAGTGAAGTCTCCGACATGATGTTCGCCTGCGGCGGCGCCATTCTCAAAATCGAGCTGGTCACGCGAGGAGGCTGTTTCGGTCTCGCGCCCCCACTCAAACCCTGAGGCGAAGTGACATGAGCCGATCTGGATATTCTGACGACTGGCCCGAAGACAATTCTGGGTGGCTCTATCGAGGCGCCGTCTTATCGGCACTCAAGGGGAAACGCGGTCAAGCCTTCCTGAAGGAGATGCTGGCCGCACTCGACGCCATGCCCGTCAAGGAATTGATCGCTGGCGATCTTCAAGACGGCGATAAGGTTTGCGCCATCGGCGCTGTCGGCCGCGCCCGCGGCATCGACATGACAAACCTTGACCCCGAGGACTCCAGCACCGTAGCCGCCAAGTTCGGCATCGCATCCGCGATGGCGCGCGAACTGGTTTTCGAAAACGACGACGACCTGGGGTTCAGGACCGAGACGCCGGCACAGCGTTTCGAGCGGATGCGTAGGTGGGTCGCGGACGAGATCACTCCCGATGTTGTGGGAACAGGGAAGGACTGAGGCAATGAAGCGCAACCCATATAGTCCGCGGGAGAACGTCTTTTGGTTCGTTCTCGGAGCCTGCACGATGGCAGCGGTTGGCGCTGCGAGCCTGTTCGTGCTGCGCATATATCAACAATGAGGCAAAAATGACACGCATTATTTCTGACAAGTCGCTGCATCGGCCTGGCTACATCAGCGAGCCGGTGCCCGGCGGCGGTTTCATCGAATACCCCGCCGGCATCAAGCCGCACATCAACTGGAAGCACATCGACGGCCCACTGCTCTACACGTCCGATTGCGGGCTGGAATGGCTTTCGCTGTGGGACCGATTCCGGTTCGCCCTTGGCTTCACCGACATCCACGGCCTTGACCGCAAGTACCGTCGCGATGTTGTCGGAACACCGACCATCACCAAACCCACTTGACCATAACCACATCTCAGGACGATATTTCAACAAGCTAAAGGACAGTGATCATGCAGGATATTTTGACAGAAAAAGAAGCTAACTTGCGGCGTTGCCCGTATAGTTTTGGGCCGCCGTTCACGTCAAGCGGTGCAAAAATATCTGGTTCTTCAGGGATAACCGAGGCTGTCCAGACATCTCCAACCAATTGCATCGCATCGGAATGTATGGCTTGGCGCTTAGCCCATAAAGATAGCGCCCAAGGCGAGGAACGGGGATACTGTGGCGCATTCGGTCTACCGAGGTTCACATGATAGATAAAAAATACACGGTAATCGGATATGATGCCTACGGTCAGACCGTATCGGAGGAAATATCTGTCCCGAGCAAGTCATGGAAGCAGACCGTCCGTGTCGCATTGGTTGCTATCCTCGGCCATGGCCTGTCCTATCGAATAGGCCTCACCAAATTCCGCAAGATCAGCGGCATAAAAATCGGCTAACCGATTGTGCCAGCACTTAAAAACGAACGGTGGGAGCTTTTCGCGCAGGGCTTGGCGACAGGCATGCCGCAATGTGAGGCCTATGCTGAAGCAGGCTACAATCGCCCAAGTGACGGGTCGGCAAGTCGATTAGCAAAAAAAGCGCAGGTTTCCAGCAGGGTAGCCGAACTCAATAGCCGCAAGGCATCTCGCATAGTCCTTACTCGGAATTACATTCTCGAGGCCGCGATAGAGAACGCCGAGAAGGCTTTGGGGCGCCGTCCAGTGAAGATTTCTCGGAAAGTCGGCGATAAGTATGAGCAAACAGAGGTTTATCTCTACGAGGGCCAAGTAGCGAACGCGGCTCTGAAGATGCTGGGCAGCGAGCTCAATATGTTCGTGGATCGGAAAGACGTCAGGATTGTCAACGAGTTCGACAAGCTGACGGACCAGGAACTGGCGGATGAGTTGAGCCGTGCGGCGCGGTTGCTGCTGGAGTCGGACGGGAAGGTGATTGAGCACGAGGACGAATAGGGCTTGTTAGACTAACGCCAGCCTGTTAGACTAACTCAATGGAGCCACCTTTTTGCAAGACGTGCGGCAAGCACCATTGGGAGCGGATATGCCCGAAAACAGCGGTACCCTCATCTGTAAAAATTGCGGCGAAGAAACCCCCGCAGACCTCAGCCCAGGTTCCTTCACGGAAGTCTCCGTCAACTGCCCAACCTGCGGTGAAAAAGGAATCGGGCGCTTCGTCTCCCCCGAAGCCCAGAGCCCCAAGGGGGTCATTCAATCGGAATGAGTACATGAAGGAATACATGCGCAGGCGACGGGCGGCCCAAAAATGACATGCTATCTATATCGCCACTTCGGGCACGGGAACGAATTGCTTTATGTGGGTATTTCGTTATCGGCGATTGCGCGTCTCAGCCAGCACCGGTCTTCGCCTTGGTTCAAGGAAATCGTTCGGGTTGAGATAGAGTGCCACCCGACACGGGAGTATGCTCAATTCCAAGAGCATTGGGCCGTCAAACACGAAAAGCCAAAATACAATAAGATCGCCCCCTCCTACGATTCCTCATCTCCAACGCTGATTAAACTTTGCATACGCTACGCGCGAGATGAAATCTGGATGGACTCTTGGGACCCGGGGAAGGACCATTCTTCCCATGAGGAAGTTTTGCTTCTCTGTCATGAACTAGAAAACTGGGATGTTTCGTCCAGCCGCAAGGCCGAAGGGACGCTGCCATGACATTCCGGGTCGGTCAGAAGGTGGTTTGCGTTGATGACGCTGGCACAGATGAGACCGGTAGAATCGAACTGGTTCGTGGAACAATTTATACTGTGCGATGGCAAGGCTTTCATTGGAGTGATTATTATCCAGAACCTCTTTACTGCGTGCGCCTTGAAGAAGTTTGGCGCAAGGATGAATGGGTGGGCGATGATAATGAAGATTGTCCGTTCCGCGCGTCCCGCTTCCGGCCACTGATCGAAACCGACATTTCGATTTTCACCGCAATGCTGCCGAAGGTGGATGCATGACCCGCGCATCACAGATTGGCTACCAGCTATTGATGTCGCTTACGGTGGTGTCGGTCGGCGCGCTGCCGGGCGGGGTCATTGCTGCGATATGGACCGGCGAGTGGCGCTGGCTGATTGCTTCGGGGCTGGCTGCGCTGTTCTTGGGGAGGCTGGTGGCGCGATGAAAGTCTGGGTCCAAGCCAAGGTAGTCCCGCGCAAGTGGTGGTTTGGCCGCAAGGTGACGTACTACGTCCACACTGACTTCATGGAGCAAGGGCCGTACCGGACCGTTGATGAGGCGCTGGATCAGGCTGTTGTGCTTCGGCTGGCGGACATGTCAGAGGATCGGTGGTAGCGATGTTTTGGCTCGTGCTGATCGTATCGGGAACCATCGTGCAGACGTGGGGTCCGACGCCAAGGGCTGAGTGTGAGGCGCGCAAGGTCGTGATGGCGGTCGATAAGCCGCCGCGCCATGCTTATGAGTGCGTTAGGAACAAGCGCCGGTGAACGCCCGCGACCCCGACCTACAGGACAGGGTGAACAAGCTCCGCCAAGCGACGGAGTGGCGCAAGCTACGCCGATCGTTCGTGGGGGAAGGCGGATTGCTGAGGTTCGTGAAGCACTTCTGGCATGTGCTTGAGCCGATGACCAAGTTTGTCGATGGGTGGCCTCTGCAAGCGATATGCGACCATCTGCAGGCCGTGACCGAAGGCAGGATCACGCGGCTTCTGATCAATGTGCCACCGGGGTTCATGAAATCGCTACTGACAGATGTGTTCTGGCCGGCGTGGGAGTGGGGCCCAATGGATATGGGACATCTCCGCTATGTGGCATTCTCCTATTCGGCTACCTTGACGGAGAGAGACAACCGGCGATTTGCTTCTTTGGTAACTTGTCCGGAATACCAAAACTTGTACGGCGATAAGATTGTGGTCGTGCGGACTGGGGACAGGAATGTCTCCAACAGGGCCACGGGCTGGAAGCTAGCGTCATCCGTGGGTGGCGTCTCGACCGGTGAGCGTGGCGACCGAATCATCTTGGACGATCCGCACAACGTGAAAGAAGCTGAATCTGAAATCGTCCGAAATGAGACCGTGCGGTGGTTCCGAGAATCGATGTCAAACCGTCTCAACAATATGGAGACGGGAGCCATCGTCATCATCATGCAACGTGTGCATGGAACAGACGTTTCTGGGGTCATCCTTGATAGCGGAATGAACTATGTCAACCTCATGATCCCCATGGAGTATGAGTTTGACAGGCAGACGGATGATGATGGTTACCCGATTAAAACAGCGATAGGCTGGTACGATCCTCGCTATGAGAAAGGCGAGCCTGACGACATAGAAGGAATGCTGGCTTGGCCAGAACGGTTTTCCCCAGAAGTTTGGGAGAACATGAAGCTGGATGTCACGCCGCATGCTATTGCGGGTCAGTACCAGCAGCGTCCCGTTCCTCGAGGCGGCGGCATCTTCAAACGGGAGTGGTGGCAATATTGGGGGGATAAGTGGCCCGAGTTTGAATACATCATTGCCTCCTTGGATACGGCCTTTACCGAGCAGGAGCGCAATGATCCCAGTGCCATGACAGTGTGGGGAATTTTTCAGAACCAGGAAGGCTATAATCGAGTGATGTTGGTGAATGCTTGGCGCAAGCATTTGGCCTTTTCTGCATCGCGAAATATATTGGAAAGCCTGCCTCGGGAAAGCCACGGGCAATGGGTTGTCCGCACCCAAAAGCATTGGGGGCTATTGGAATGGGTGCATCACACCTGCAAATTGTATAAGGTGGATCATCTGTTGATTGAGGCTAAGGCAAACGGGATATCTGCGGCTCAGGAGTTGCAGAATCGGTTTGGGAGGGAGAATTATTCTGTT